GACGTGTGCTCTTCCGATCTTGCCGTATACTCATTCTTTACACCGGATTATCTGGAAGACTTTGAAGAAGATTTTGACGATGACTTTGATGACGACTTCTTCGATGATGAAGATGAAGTAGAATAATGACAGAAAAAGAAAGAGAAGATAGGGTAGGAAAGCAGCTTCCTGCCTTATTTTTTTGAGAATTGATAGGAGAAAGAAAGTATGAAAAAAGGAACGATCTATGAGGGTATTGTCCGCTGCGTGAAATTCCCCAATAAAGGAGTCGTAAGCGTGGAGAATGGAGAGCAGGAAGTTAGTGTAAAATACGCCATTCCCGGACAGAAAGTGAAAATTTTGGTCAATAAGGTCAGAAAAGGGAAAGCCGAAGGCCGCATCCTGGAGGTGCTGGAAGCATCGCCGAAGGAAATGCAATCCCCATGTCCGCATTTCGGGATGTGTGGAGGCTGTGCATACCAGAGTCTTCCATACGAAAAACAGTTGGAATTAAAGGAAAATCAGGTCCGGGATCTGTTAAAAGACCGGATTCCGGACGAGATCTTTGAGGGGATCAAAGAAAGTCCGGTGCGGGAGGCTTACCGAAATAAGATGGAGTTTACCTTTGGAGATGAATACAAAGACGGGCCGCTCGCCCTTGGAATGCACAAGCGGGGAAATTTCCACGATATCGTGACGGTATCGGGGTGCCGGATTGTGGATGAGGATTTTCGGAAAATTCTGGATTGTACCTTGGCGTTCTTCGCAAAGCAGGAAGTCCCATTTTATCACCGGATGCACCATGAAGGGTATCTTCGACACTTGCTTGTCCGGAAAGCGGTAAAGACAGGGGAGATCCTGGCAGATCTGATTACGACCAGTTCCTATATCGGGGAGGAGACGCTTCTGGAAGGATGGAAGAAGGCACTGCTTAATCTTCCGCTTAAAGGAACCTTTGCCGGGATTCTACATACGAGAAACGACAGTCTGGCGGATGCCGTGAAAGATGAAGGAACAACTACACTTTACGGGGAAAACTACTTTTACGAAGAGCTTCTAGGCCTCAAATTCAAGATCACACCGTTTTCTTTTTTCCAAACGAACTCATTGGGGGCGGAGGTGCTCTATGAGACTGCGAGAGATTATATCGGAGATACAAAGAACAAAGTCGTGTTCGACTTGTACAGTGGAACGGGAACCATCGCCCAGATTGCGGCGTCGGTGGCAAAAAAGGTAGTCGGTGTGGAGATCGTGAAAGAAGCCGTGGAAGCGGCGAGAGAAAATGCAGCGTTAAATAAGCTTGACAACTGTAACTTCTGGGCGGGAGACGTACTGAAAGTAGTGGATGAGCTGAATGAGGTACCGGATCTCATTATCCTTGATCCACCGAGGGATGGCGTACATCCGAAGGCGCTTGAGAAGATCATTGATCGATATAGGTGTGAAAAAGTCGTTTACATTTCCTGTAAGCCCACCAGCCTGGCCAGAGATCTACAGGCCTTCCAGGCGGGCGGGTATGAGGTGGAACGGGTTTGCTGTGTCGATCAATTCCCGAATACCGTGCACATCGAAACCGTGTGCTTGCTTCGGCTGAAGCATTAACAGAATGTCCAGTGGATCTCGATATCAGCATTCAGGACGACGATCTTGTCGATCAGGAGCCGGATCATGCGATTGATGTATTCCGTGTTCCCGGACCGGTATGCTGCATCGAATGCAGAGGCATAAGACTGCACCTTCTGGATATCAAGTGGAACGCTGGTAGAGGCGCCGTCCAGGCTCTTCTGCAGCGTTTCTTTTTCGCGCTTCAGATCCTGAATCCGATCTTCGATGTCGGAAAGATCCAGGACGCCGATCTGATACAGGTTCAGAAGTTTATCCATCTGAGTCTGAACTTCCTTCAGACGGTCCTGAAACAGCTCTGCTTCATCAACCCGCGGTCCGGAATCCTCCTGGATAATGGATTTCACATATTCCTCATCCACTGCGAGCTTCCGGATCTCATTGATAATGATCTCATCGAGTTCTTCCTGCGTGTACGGATGCAGCCGGTTCGTACAATGATCAGATCGGATCATGGCCTTACTGGTCCGGCTGACAGAATAGCAGACATATCGTCGGAGAGCGTATCCCCTGGAGATGCGCCGCGGCTGCATCCTGGCTCCGCAGTCCCCGCAGTACAGCAGGCCGGTCAGCAGGCTGACAGATCTGCAGCTCTGCTTCTGAACCTCCTTGTTATGCACAAGGATCGCATTCGCCATATAGAAGTCGGTCTCGGAGATGATCGGCTCATGCAGCCCGTCGAAGAGCTCGCCGTTCTGCCGGACCTTTCCGATGTAGATCGGGTTCCCAAGAACCCGGCGCACGGTCGTTCCGTTCCAGTTTCGCACCTTGCCGTATTTCTCGGCCATCCGGGCCGCGATCCCGTTGATCGAGTTCCCGGATAGGAACAGCGAGAAGATCTCCCGGATAATGGCTTCCTCGAACGGATCTACCACAAGGTCATTGCATCCAGGCAGGAACTTATATCCAAGCGGCGGATGGGAGCCATTGTAGTGCCCCTTTGCGATCCGGGCTGCCCGGCCCATCATGGTGCGTTCTTTTATGTTCTCGCGTTCCAACTGGGCAAATGCTGCCAGAATCCCAACGATCGCGCGGCCAAAGGCGGTGGATGTATCGAAGGACTCCATCATGGACACGAAGTCGCAGTCGTTCGCGAGGAAGACGTCCTCGAGCATGATCAGCGTGTCCTTCTGCGACCTGGAGAGCCTGTCCAGCTTCCAGACAATGACCTTCTTGACGAGATGGCCCTGGACATCGCGGATCACTTCCTGGATCGCAGGACGGTCCAGAGAAGCTCCGGAGAAGCCGGCATCAATATGAACTTTATGAATTCGGAACCCCATGGCCTCACAGTACCGCTTCAGTCGGTTCTCCTGCTCTACTACGGAGTAGCCTTCCATGGCCTGCTCCATCGTGGAAACACGGATGTACAGATCAACGAGATCTTCCGGCGGTTCTACGGCCAGGGGGATGAGTTTCTTATTTTTCATATCGCATATCCTAAAAAAGAGTATAAAAAATAAACCCTTGTGGATTTAATGGAAATGCGATATACTTTTTTTGTATGAACAGTATACCGCTTTCCACAAGGGAAGCACAAAACCGTCTGGTGTTGGCGCACTGGGCGGTTTTTTTTATTTGATCTTAGAAAGAGCGGTACAGATCTTTACATACGATTCTCCGCTTATCTCCCCAGATTCAAATAAATTTTTATATCGAATCATTTCTGCGTCTGGATCAAAGGAGCTTTCTTTCTTTTTATAGACAGGAAAGTCTTTTAGGATTCCCATTTCTCCCGCCAGATAATACATATGCTTGCAAGGCGCCTGCCGGATTGCGAAGTCCGGACAAGTACACTCATGCAAGGTAGCTTTGTATGGATCCGATCCGGATCCTTGAATGATGACCTGACCGGAATCTAAATCCAAAGAAACAACATCCTTCTTTAATTTCTTAGAAGACTCGATTCTCTTTACTTGTTCGAAGTCGGAATGAATTTCCTCGGGCCATCCGCCAAAATTTATTTTCATGCCTACGCCCCCTTATCTTCCGTTTTTGTACCATTCGAAGCTGATGATTCTTCCGCCACTTTTTTCTGGAGCTCCAGAGTGCGCCGATAAGATTCTACTGCAGCATCGATATCGATGTCAGCGGGACTTCCCGGAATGGCCGGAGTGTCTTCAGATACATCATAGCATCCAGCAGCGACCTCAGTAATAAAGTTAAGAATTACATCCCGGTCCTTACGGGAAAGATTGGAGAATTTCTCCACAATCACATAATCCCGATGTGAATAATTATATTCTTCAGCCAGGGCATCCAGCGCCGTACTTGGTGCAGCCTTGAACATCTCACCGGTTCCGTTTCGGAGCCATTCTTCGTTCACATTAAATTCCCTGCATATTGAAAGAACGACTTGATCTGATGTGTTTCTTTTTCCGCTTTCAATAAGAGCAATAGAATTCTGCTTCAAACCTATTTTTTCAGCAAACGCTTGCTGAGTCAGATCAAGGACCTTGCGTACCTTCTTTATCCGATTGTTCACGTTTTCTCACCTCCTGCCCCGATTATACATTATAAATATTTCAGAGTCAATAAAAAATTTCACAGTCAATAAAAAACGACTTGACAATATGGATTTAGCAATATACAATTATTTCAGAATCAACAAATGGAAGGAGGAAACAGCATGAGCAAAGTTCAGACAACAGGCTTCGATCCGAAGGCGATCGACGACGCAAAGGTATTCTCTGAAATCTACATCAAGTTGCCTTCGGATAAGAAGGCGATGGTAATCGCTTTCATGAAGGGCATGGAGGCAGCAAAGGAGACTGCGGAGAACGAGACAGCGGATGCGCTGCTCACAAGGTAAACAGAATACGGAGAAAAGAGGGATGCGGGACCTCTTAAAAAACCCAGGTCTGGTGGAGCCGACGCAGATAAGTCCATCCGGCGGGGCGACTGATGCCTGCAGAGAACCGTCGTCATAGGGGTGGGAAGCGCAAACCCTAGTAAAAAAATCCCGGCTCGGAGGCAGATGAGAACACCAGAAGAGAGAACATCCGGAGCATGGACTGGTGGGTGCGATTTAACCCCGGATGGCGGCAATGAAAAAACCGCACTGCAGGCGACTGGCAATACGGCAACCCAAAGAATACTCAGGGGGCAGGACAGACAGGTTCTTTTATCGCTTTGGAGAACCTGTCACAGACTACCGGACCCAAGAAGCCTAGAGGGCAGAATGAAGGATCCGGAAGCGAGAAGAGAGGTGAAGAGAGATGATCACACATGTGATGAGTGATGGAACCAGGAGAAAGAGCATGGACGGGATCACCATACCAAGGGATCACCCAGTCTATGGAGTCATTCAGAAAATGTACAAGATGGAGGGAATAGAAGGTGAAGCAACCCAAAAAGCTGACAAGAAACCAAAAGGGAGAACTGCGTGACAGGTTCGGCATAGATCCAAAAGACTACGCCTGCCTTTACGACGTAGGATATGAGGCCTTGTACATCCATAAGAGAACAGGGGATAAGGTGCGGATCAGCAGATCTCCGGAAGGAGGGAAGCGGATATGCGCAGAAGACGAGGTCGAATGAGAAAAAGAAGGGCAGCCATAAAAACATTGTGCAGTGTGCTCGGAAGCGTGGCACTAGGATGCGCGGTGTGGCTGGCCCTGATTTTGGCTTTTCTGTTCGATCCAGACGAGCCGCCAGGACCTCCGAAGATCGTGGAAGCTCACGGCGTGTCGTACACCTTGGAGGAATGGCAGCAGCTTCAGGAGGAGAAGGCAGCGTATGAGGCCGAGGAGGCCGCCAGGCAGCAGGAAGAGCTGGAGTACATGCAGAAGGTCCAGGAGGCGGGGAATTCCCGGATCAGTGAGACCAGGAAGCTGACAGAGATCCGGAGCCTCGACTGGAGCGGAGAAGAGTCGTACATGCTGGCCAAGATCGCAATGGCTGAAGCAGAAGGAGAAGGCACGGAAGGGAAAGCTCTCGTGATCCTTGTGGTCCTGAACCGCGTATGGGATGAGGAGTTCCCGGACAGCATCGAAGAAGTAATATCCCAGGATGGGCAATTCACATCGTACTGGGATGGAAGGTACGACGAAGCCGCTCCGGATGAGGAATGCTGGGAAGCCCTCCGGATGATCCAGGTGGATAAGTGGGATGAAAGCCAGGGAGCTACATACTTCAGGAGTTCTTCGGACGAGTCAACATGGCACAGCAGGAACCTGCAGGAACTCTTCGCCCATGGAAATCACACGTTTTACAAGGAGGCAGATAAATGAAAGTAGTATATGTTCCGGTCGGGAAGGAACCGGAAATAAAGGAAATTGACGGGACGCTCGAGGCCATGCAGGAGCTCGTGGGCGGAAACATTGAGACAGTCCCATATGAAAACATACGCGGCATGGTATGCATACTGAACGAAAAAGGGAAGATAGACGGAATGGACCCGAACCGTCTGATATTCGGAGGAAGGGACTTCATCGCCGGAGACTTCTTCGTCGCAGCGGTCGGGCCGAATGAAGACGGGGACATGGACATCATAGGCCTGAATGACCGCCAGGAAGAGTTTGTAATGAAAACGATCGGCTTCGGGAGGTTTTACAAGGAATGAAGATAGCAGTAAAAGACGGAAAGATCCTGATCAAAGAAGCAGACGCCACACAGATGGCGATCATGAAGTCCTGGAACAAGCTGAAATGGAACAAGAGCCTTCAGATGATGGTCGGGGAGTGCGATCTGGAAATCCTGCAGAGGCTTTCAACGATCGTCAGGCTGCCGGGATCCATTGATGCGATCCGAAAGAAGATGGAAGACGTCCAGGAGGCCGTGGATGCGGAGCGGATCCGGAAGGAACCAAAGCCGCTGGCACATTATCCTGTCAAGAAATCCCTGTACACGCACCAGGTCAGGGCGGCGAATATGGCCCTGCTGACCTTCGGAATGGTCGATCCGGAAGAGGAGGCGAGGGCTTATGAAAAATAGCGATCTGGCAGCAGTCATGAAGAAGCACGGACTACCGGAGTCAGCGAAGGAGCTGGACAGCATCCTCCACGATTACAAGCTGCAGGGAGAGCAGCTCGGGAAGATGATACAGCTTTACGAGACAGAGCACAAGCCGCTCCATGAAATGGGGATCTTCCTCTGCCCGTGCTGCCATCACCGGATCAGCGAATACCATGAGCACTGCCACTGGTGCGGAGCCAGAGTCGGATGGTCCGATCTCATGAAGAAAAGAAAGAAGGAGGCGGAGATACGTGGCAAGAAGAGGAAGAAAAAGTAACCCGGCCAGAGCGGATCCGGGCCGCAGGAACAAAAGCTGGAGCGAGGCAGAGGATGCCTACCTTCAGGACAAATGGGGCGTCGTATCCATCCAGGGGATCGCGAAGGCACTCGGAAGGACCGAGAATGCAGTCCTTAACAGGAAGAACAGGCTGGGCCTCGGAGCTCACCTGGACGGGGGAACAGATATTTCCTATAACCAGCTTCTTGTTGAGCTGTATGGCCACGGAAATGGATCCTATGCCAAGGCGAGACTTATCCGGCATGGGATACCGGTAAAGGAACACAGAGTCCTGAAGAACCGGTTCAAGGTGATCGACATTGATGAGTTCTGGAAATGGGCAGAAGAGCACAAGGACCTGCTCGATTTCTCAAGACTTCAGCCATTCGCCCTGGGGCCGGAGCCAGAATGGGCGAAGCTCAAAAGGAAGCTCGACATCGATAAGAGGAGAAAGACAAAGAAGAACCACAATGCTCCATGGACAGCCAGCGAGGATGCGAAGCTGCGCCGGATGATTGAGAAAGGCACGTATACATACACGGACATCGCATCAGAGCTCCGGAAGACAGAAGGAGCAGTGAAAAGGCGGATCTTAGATCTTGGCATCGAGGGACGCCCGATGCGGAAGCCGAACAAACCATGGACAGAGGATGAGGTGGAGAAGCTCCTCAGAATGAAAGAGCGGGGATACGACTGGATACACATGAGCCAGGAGCTGGGACGCAGCTCACTGGCTGTCCGGGGAAAGTATGAGAGACTGCAGAACCCGGAATACATGAAACGATACAACAGAGGGAAGGCATCCGATTACAGCTACGTCGGACTCCGGGACGTTACGCCAGATCAGATCCGGGAAAATTTGACACTGGCAGACGGTTCCGAGTTTCAGGATGCCCCCCCCCTCAAGACAATCACATCATAGCAGAAGAAAGGAGATGATGCAACATGGTGCAGGTTCAGTGCGAGGCATGCGGGAAGATCTTCTACAGGAATCCATCGCAGATAAGATCGCACATCTTCTGCAGCAGGGCATGCTCCAGGGAATACAGAAGTAAGCGGATGCAGGAATACAACCGCACAGAAAATCCGATGAATAAGAGCAGCGGATGGAGCCCGGGGCGAAGGGAAGCCGTAAGAGAGCGGGAGCAGAGGAATAAGGGACCGTGTAAGGTGGATACATATCCAAAGGATCATGGAAGGCATGAGCATAGAGTTGTGGCAGAGAAGATGCTGGGGCGCCCGCTTAAGCCAGGAGAGGTAGTCCACCATAAGGACGGAGACAAGCACAACAATGATCCTGAAAACTTAATGATATTCAAGAGCCAGAAAGAACATGTAAAGTACCACATTGAACATCCGGAAGAAAGCGGAGTGGTACTTGGAAAGGGGATGATGAGATGAGCAGCCATATTAACAGAGGCTTCGGCCTTTTGTTTGAAATGGGCTGCGGTTAGCAAAACACTGACCGCACTCGCTATCGCAGGAGCTGCGTATAGCATGAAAAAAATCGAGAAGGTCCTGATCATAGCACCGACGTCAGTCGTTGCGGTGTGGCCGAAAGAGTTTCAGGAATTCGCGGACTTTAAATATACCTGCAGGACGCTCCTGGGAGAGAAGAGCCAGAGGATCAAGCAACTCGACGACCTGATGAAGTTTCCGTTCAAAGCACTGAAGGTGGCCGTAATCAATTATGAGAGCACCTGGCGCCCCGGAATCTTTGAAAAACTGGAGGAGTACGATCCGGACATGATCATCTGCGACGAGAGTCAGAGGATCAAGACCCACGATGCAGCGCAGAGCAAGGCGATCCATAAGCTCGGAGACCAGGCGAGGTACAAGCTGATCCTTTCCGGAACTCCGGTCCAGAATAATGCGATCGACATCTTCAGCCAGTATCGCTTCCTGGATCCGAAGATCTTCGGGACAAACTTCTATCAGTTCCGGAACCGATACGCCATCATGGGCGGTTTCAATAAGAAACAGATCATCGGATACAAGGACCTGGATGGGCTGATCAAGAAAGAACACAGCATCGCCTTCCGGATCACAAAGGAAGAAGCCATCGATCTGCCGGAGCAGACCTTTGAGACCAGGCACATCACAATGGATAAGAAGGAGCGCGAACTGTATGACCGGATCAGGAGAGACAGCTACGCAGAGCTCGACAGCGGAGGCCAGATCACAGCGACGACCGTCCTGACGAAGCTCCTGCGGCTGCAGCAACTGACCGGAGGGTTCCTGGTAAAAGACGACTCAGCCCGGCCGGAGCTGGTGAGCCGATCAAAGCTGGATGCGCTGGCTGACATCATTCAGGATTACGTGGTGGGAACAGGGAAGAAGCTGGTGATCTTCGCCAGGTTTATCCCGGAAGTAAAGGCGATCATCGAACTGGCAAAGAAGGAACTACCATCCGGGAAGAAGGCTGTGGCCATCTACGGAGACATCAAGAAAGAGGACCGCGGAGCCATCGTGAAACAGTTCCAGGAGGATCCGAACACAGTGCTCTTCATAGGGCAGATCGACACGGCCGGCACCGGAATCACGCTGACTGCAGCAGACACATGCGTGTATTACAGCAAAAACTTCAACTACGCCACATACAGCCAGAGCCTCTCCAGGATCCACAGGATCGGGCAGCGTAACACCTGCACATACATAGATCTGGTAGTGGAGAAGACGGTGGATGAGATGATCAGCAAGGCGCTGGCCAAGAAAGAAGACATGGCCAAAACGGTCGTGGATAACTGGAGGGATTTTTTCTAATGAAAACCATAATTGAAATGGGAGAGGCGTGGGCGAAGGCCATGGCCAGCTTCTTCAGTGGAGTGAATGCAGCCATCGCGCAAAGGAACGAAGAGGTGCGCAGGAAAGCCTTCAATGCGGCTCGCGTATCGGGGGACGAGATGGATGCGATCCTGCACGCGGCAGTGAAAAGGGCGGAGGAAAGCGCTGAGACGGTGTCAGAAGCCCTGGATAGACTTTCCGAGAAAGCAGCTAGAGGAAGCGAATACGCAGCCTCCTTCCGGAAGATTTACCGGGAAAGCACGAATAACTGGAGGAAGATGCACGGTCTCCCTATGAGAAGGAGGAGAAGATAGCATGCAATATTTTTTGTTAAGCGGAGCAGGGGTTATCCGGGTGCCGCGCCGGCGGCCGATCAAGGGAATATTCTGCAAACATAAAAACCAGGTCAGCGGGGAGGCGTGCTCCGCAAGCGGGATGGTTCGTATCTCAGGAACAGACAGATACAAGGTGTGCGTAGACTGCGGAAAAGTCCTCGCGGAATACCATAAAGATTATTAAAAGGAGGAGCCTATGTGGAAAATCACATTCCGGTACAGCGACGGAGGCGTCATAACCGTCCGCGGGAAGGGAAAGGACATTCCCCTTCATCTGGCGCAGAAATACTACAGGGATTACGGAGTCCATTCAGATGGAGGGATGTATCAGAAATCGCCCTACAAGGACAACGAGCCCGAGCACATGACAAAGGTGATAAGGAGGCTTCAGAAAGATGAGCATTGTGCAAGTTGATACCATACCGGTAAAAGGGACCAGGAACATCGTGATCTGCAAGAGCTGCAATAAGCCGGAATACTGGGGGAAGATGCGGTGGCTGAACGGAAGGTGCATGTGCCGGGACTGCTACAAGTCAGAGTATGAGCACAGCACCGGAAAGGTATATACCTGGACAGATCTGGACGGAAAGAGGCCTACCACGGACGAATACAACAGACAGGAGGAATAAGGAGAATGGGATTATTAGAAATGGTCAATGAATACCAGGAGCTTCTGGAAGAGAAGGAAGGCCTGGCAGAGGCGACAAAAAAAAATAACAAGGCGATCGAAGAAAAGAAGCAGGAGATCGCACAGCAGATGATCGACGACGACTGCCCGAAGATCAGCTCTGGAGGCTACACCTTCAGCCTCTCGGACAAGACGATCTACAGCAAGAAGTCAGAGGAGTCACTGCAGGAGGCGGGCCTGGACTTCCTGGAAGTGCTCCGGGAACAGGGCCTGGGAGATATTATCGTTGAAACGGTCAATTCAAGAACGCTGCAGTCCACGATCAAGAACCTCGTGGAGGAGCAGGGGGGGCTCCCGACAGAGCTGGCCGAGGTAATAAATTCATATGACACCTTCGACATCGTGCGAAGGAAAGAAACAAACAGGGCGCTGAAAAAAGCGAAGAAAGGAGAATAACCATGTACGATCAGATGGAATTTGACATGACACTGGATAGCGAGAGGGACCTAAAGGACAATGTCCAGACAGCCGTGGCATTTGCATGCAGGCAGCTTCAGAGTCAGAACCTCCCTGCAGTAGCAAGCAGACACGAGGGGTACGGGATCGCAGCGGAGAGCTGGACAAACCTCTGCGGAGCCACGGACAAGATCAAGTCAGACATGAAGTCCTTCCTCCGGGTGCTGCAGGCCGGAGACGCCGAGGCGGTAAACTCCGCATCCAGTATTTATAACTCGGCCATCGATGCAGCATTTGAGGCTGTAAGGCTTGCGGCCCAGGCCGATCGGATCATGAATGACCTGTACAGAAAGCTCGGAGAAGAGAAGACGCCTCTGGAAGAAATGCTGGAAGAGGAAGACGACGGGTTCCAGGAAGCGGAAGCTGAAGAGGAGGAAGAGTAATGGTAAGGATTGAGATAACGGACAGCGAAGGCAAGGTAACAGCCCTCACCGGAGACCGAGCGTTCGGATGCGTAATGACGAAAGACGGGGATAAGACAAAATGCGACAGCTATCTCGTCGGAGGAGGAGTACAGGATGATGTGGTCATGGGGCCGGTCATGGATGGCGTGATCCTGTGTGCCAAGGAGGTCGCGGAAGGAAATCCGCTCATCATGGCATCGAACCTGGGAGCAATCCGAGCGAGCCTGGACTGCGCTGTAGAAGAGTTTATAACGAAAGGAGGCGTTCAGAATGGCGGGCATTAACATATCAGAGGTAAAGACGGTCGCCGTAAAGGACTCGGATGACCTGGAGATCAGACCTGGAGATCAGATCATGATCCGAAACAACAGAGGAGAAGACATCGTCTGCAGGTTCAAAGATGTGGCGGGCGGATACTTCGTAACAACGACACTGGACGGGGAGATCGAGAACAAATACCGGATAGGATCGATCCTGAAATGCCAGATACTCTATGGAATCACATACAGAAAGGACATGTAAAAAATGGGTAAGAACGAATTAGCAGTAATGAAAGATTTTCAGATTGTAACAGGGTTCGAGGGAATGGATCCGGACCTGATCGAGGAACTGAAGGAAGAAATGGCCGATCTTGATGAGGAGCGCGGGATCGCCTGCAGACAGATCAAGGTTCCTTCCGGAGGAGGAAAAGCATACGAAGTGGAAGGCGACGATCCGGACGATCCGGAGATCATGAAAGAGGTTCAGGGCGTAATCCTCTTCACCCATAGAATGAACAGCTACTGGAGTGCAGCATATGGAAGCGGAGACAACACGAACATGCCTCCGACCTGCAGCTCCATGGATGCGAAGACAGGAGTCAACCTGGAGACCGGAGAGGTCCGGAACTGCGATAACTGTCCTATGAACCAGTTTGTAGACGGAGGAAAGCCGTGCAAGAACATGCGCCGCATCTATCTCCTGATGTCTGGCCGGCCGGATATTTACCTCTTGAGCGTTCCGCCGACATCCATCAAGGATGTCAACAAGAACCTGGCCAGGATCATGGGGAGCAACCGGATCCCGTACACCAGGCTCGTGGTTACCTTCAAGCTAGACACGGCGACCAATAAAGACGGGATTAAGTACAGCAAAGTTACCGTGGAGAAGACCGGAGTGCTGACAGATGAACAGTACAAGCAGACTTCCGCGATGAGAAAGCAGCTCAAGGAAAAATATACGGAGGTCGCTATCACTTCCAACGACTACAATGTGGCAGCAGAGTCAGAGGCCGGAGTGGCAGACGCAGACTTTGTAGAAGTTCCGCAGGGAGCACAGGAAGATCTTCCGTTCAATTAAAAGACAGCGGGGGGGGCACTGCCCGCCTCCCCCTCACTATTTCAAGGAGGCGGCTATACATGAAAACATGGAAAGAATACAGCAGCCTGCACTTTCCAGAAGGATACATGAAAGTGGGGGACTGCATCGACATAGATCTCGCCATGCAGCTCACGGACAGAGAGCGTGATGCTTATGACGAATACGAAGACTGTGATGAAGGAACCATCCAGGGGAAGCATCCTGTGGATGTGATCGGGGGGAAAGGCGTATATGAAACAATCTGCAGAGAAAACGTGTACATGCCTTTCAGATACCTGGGACAATGCTACGCTGGAGAGTCAACAAACAGGAATCCGGCTCTCGGAAGGAAGATATTTATCTGCAGCAGATACGCAGCGGATACTGAAGAACAGATCCAGCACAACGTGGCCATTGCAAAGGACTACTGCAGAATGGTGGCGGACCGCGGAGACTTTCCGATCGCGCCGCACTTATACTTCCCGCAGTTCTTAAATGATGCCATCAGAGAGGAACGATCGGCGGGATTGAGAATGGGAATGGAAGCCCTGAGACACGCAGACCATGTTCTGGCCATCATCGAGAACGGAGTCATCAGCTCCGGGATGGATCAGGAAATGCGCGAAGCAGCGCGGCTCGGAATACCGGTCGAGATGATATACATCGGAGAGACACCAGGAAAGAAAGAAAAGAGGTAGCCCATGAATACGGCAGAAGTAGACATCGATCGCCTGGTCAATTACGAAAAAGAATATAGGAACGTCATAAAGAAGGCGATAGTATCCGATGGCCACCTGACAGGACTCTGCCCATTTCACGACGACAAAAACAACAGCTTCTCCGTCGATCTGGCCACAGGAAAATGGCATTGCTTTGCAGAGGATGAAGGCGGAAACTATGTGAGCTTTTACGCGAAGCTCCATGGAATCGATACGAAGGAAGCATATAAGAAGATCCTGGAGGAGTATGGCGTATCCAGAGAAGAGCAGCAGGAGCAGGCAAAACGTGATAAAAGCTACACCCTGGCGCAATACGCATTTGAAAAGCGGCTTCCGGAAGAGTGGCTGCAGAAAGAATGCTTCCTGAGTACCGGGAAGGACCGGAAAGACGGAACGCTGTACATGAAAATCCCATACCTCGATGAGAACGGGAAGGAGAGCACATACCGCAAAAGGTACGCTCACAAGGATTTTAGATGGAAGTACGGATCCGCAGGAAAGATCGGGCTGTACGGTGAATGGAAGCTGTCGCGGATCCGGGATGCCGGATACGCAGCCATAGTGGAGGGAGAGAGCGACTCGCAGTCCATGTGGTACATGGGGATCAGCACCCTCGGAGTCCCGGGAGCTTCCATGTTCAAGCCTCACATGGCCGGAATGCTGCAGGACCTGAGAATATACATCCACCAGGAGCAAGACCGAGGCGGCGAAACATTCATGAAGAAGATGCTCTCCGGGCTGCGCGAGGGCGGTTTCCTCGGAGAAGTGTATCGATGGAGCTGCGGAGCCATCAAGGGATGCAAGGATCCGAGCGACGTATACATGAAGTTCGGAAAAGAAGAGGCTGCCAAGAAGATCCTGAAGCTGATCCAGGGAGCAGAGAAGATCGACCTGGACGAGCCGGAAGAGATCCCGGAAGCAGTCAAAGGGGCCCCAGTGAACCTGCGGCAGCCGGAAGGATGGATCTATTCAGACAAGGGGATCAGCCGGATCGATGAGAAGGAATACACGCCAAAGATGGTCTGCAGGACACCGATCATCCTCACGCAGCGGCTAAAAAGCCTGGAGACGGGAGAAGAGAAGATCGAGATCGCATTCAAGCGGGACGGAGAATGGCACCGGGCGATCTATCCAAGATCAACGATTTTCACCGCGCGGGCGATTACGGTCCTGGCCGACCTGGGATGCACGGTAACATCGGAGAATGCAAAACAGGTGGTGCGCTTTTTGTCCGCCCTGGAGGCGGAGAACATCGACATTATACAGAAGGCAGACGCGACATCAACCTTCGGATGGCAGCCAGGCCGCCGGTTCATTCCGGGAAGGGAGCAGGGTATTGTCCTGGACATCGATCCGAGTCAAAAAGGAATGGCAGCAGCGTACTGCAGGAATGGCGACATGGAACACTGGATCCGCACGATGGCGCCACACCGGGAGCGTGACAAGTTTCGGTTTATACTGGCCGCCAGCTTTGCGGCGCCGCTTCTTCGGATCTTGAAACAGAGAATCTTCTTCGTGTACAACTGGGGCGGATCAAAGGGCGGAAAGACTGCAGCACTGAAAGCAGCGCTTTCAGCCTGGGGGGATCCAGATCGTCTCATGGTAAACTTCAACGCGACACAGGTCGGCCTGGAACGTACCGCCAGCTTTTACTGTGATCTTCCGCTTGGCATTGATGAGAGGCAGCTCGCAGGAAAGAACCAGGAGAGCCTGGAGAAGACCATCTACATGATCGCGTCCGGTACCGGAAAGATCCGCGGAAGCAAGGGCGGGGGCTTGCAGGCAATCCACCAATGGAGAACCGTGGCGCTGGCCACAGGAGAGGAGCCGCTGTCCACAGAGACCAGCCAGACCGGTGTGAGCACCCGTGTACTTGAGATCTACGGCGGACCGTTCGATGATGAGAAGCAGGCGAGCCTTATGCACCAGGAAGCACCAATGAACTGCGGATGGGCCGGCCCGGAATTTATCGAGGAGCTGATCGGCATCGATGAGCGGGAAATATGCGACAAGTATGAAGAGATGTCGAAGTACGTGGCGAGCATTAGCCAGGGAAAAAGTGGAAGCCATGTAGCCGGGATCGCGGCGGTCGCCCTGGCCGACTCCATGATAGACTCCCTGTTCTTTTCAAGAGGAGATCGTGATCAGGAAGAGGCAAAATGTGATCAAGGTGAGGAAATAAGTGATCAGAAAAGCCAAAAACGGAACGAAACACTTCAGATCCGGAACGACTCCTGGGAGCGGGCAAAGAAGATGGCAGCGTCCATTCTGCAGGAGCAGATGAACTCAGACACGGGCGACGTCAATGAAAATGCGGTCCAGTTCATTGTGGACTGGGTGCTCTCAAACAGACTTTACTTCGGGGAGAAGGCGATCGGGGCATGCCTGGGAACCACATCGGAGTCCGGGAACATTGTATATATTTTCCCTTCCACGCTGAATCAGGCACTCACGAAAGCAGGATACAGCCCAAGGAAGACTCTGAAATACATGGCAGATAAAGGACTGATCACATCTTCGGAGAGGAAGGACCATAAAGGTAAGACATATCAGGTAACAAAGAGGTTTGACAATCGGCTGTGTAAGTTTGTGGAATTCTTCATCGGGCAGCTCTCTGAAAAAGAGGATCCGCTGGATATTGACGACGAAGATGAGCAGCCTCAGAAAGCGGAGCCGAAGTATCACCAGGAGTCATTCGCGGATGCGGATGGATTTATCCCGGTAGACGACGGAAGCAAACTACCATTTGATTAAAGGAGAAAGCTATGAATAAGGAAATAGAGCAGGCAATCAAACCGCTTCAGAAAAACGGATACATCGTAAAAAAGTGGACATCAGCGATGGAAAAGGACGCTAAGGAATGCGAAGAGATGTCTGAGTCAGGAAAAGATAAGGACTGCGTAGGATGCGCCTGCTCCATGTGCATAGCACAATAACTGTTACTCCTTTTTTTGTGTTACTCCAAAAAATAAAAAAGGAGTAACAAAAGGAGTAACACAAAAAACCGCGGAAATTCGGGCTTTTTAAGGTTTGTTACTCCTTTTACTCCTAAAATTGAAATACTGTGCTTAGAAAATGTTGCACGATGCACGTTTTTCATGCATCGCATAAAAAAATTCATTGTGTATCAAAAAAAAGGAGTAACAGGAGTAACACGAGCTGAAACGCCCGTAAAATCAAGGAATTCCGTGTTACTCCAAAAAAAATAAGAAAGGAGTAACAAAAGGAGGCGATGCAATGGAATTTTCATGGGGAGATTACCTGGAAGACATCAAAAAACTGCGGAAAAACAAGGAAAATGTACCCATTGAGATACTGAAAACCAAGTACGCACAACCATACAATGAACTTTTAGAAAAAATCAGACGCGAAACAGAAAAGATTCTGTTTCAGTTTCTCTTCGGAGGAATCCTGGTGCGGAAAGATGAGCCAGCGGAAAGAGATGCGTTTATCAGAAGAGCTCAAACCATCATCGACGAGGAGAAAGCAGCAGGAACATTCCGAGAAATAGCAAGGGCAGTGTTTAAGGAATACGATGCCGACAAGGCCCTGGACATCGCGGCCGAGAAGCTGCATCCCAGGATCTGGCTGGAGGCTTATCCGGAATACTGGCTCAAGCATTGCATCATCGAGAACGATCGGCCGATCTGGAACGATCTGATCCAGATGAGATGGAACTCAGACCTTCAGATATGGGAGAGCCGGGACGGAACATCCGTCACCATTATGCTGCCGCCAACAGCAGAGCTGATAGAAAGGGAGCGAGAAAGATATGGCAATCAGGAGAATATGCGGAAGAAAAAGTAAATTTCTCCACACATGCATTCAGTGCGGAAGGAATATCGGCCGGATCCAAGATGGAAAGGCCACAAAGTGCCAGGCATGCGGCACAGTACATCTGATTCAGTTCACAGAAAATGGAAATGTGATCATGACAGACAAGAAATATAGACATTTGTTTGAAAAGGAGAAGAAAGATGAATCGAGAAAAGAACATAAAAAGGTTTGAAGAACTGATGGCAGCAGTAGATAGACCGGGAAAGGATGCGCTCATGAATTACATTCGGAACTGCGATTTTTATACCGCGCCGGCAAGTACAAAATATCACTTGAGTTGCGAAGGAGGTCTGCTGCAGCATAGCCTCAACGTATATGATGCACTCCTGGGACACGGAGCGATGGCATATCCTCCAGATGAGGTTGATTACAAAGATATCCTGTACACGGTAGCGCATAAAACAGTGATCCGGATCCACGAAGAGACAGCTGTCGTAGTGGCGCTGCTTCATGATATCTGTAAAACAAACTTCTATGCGACAGAGATGCGGAACCAGAAGATCTACAAGCCAAACGGAACCAAGAGGGATAACGGAGGAAGGTTTGACTGGGAGCAGGTCCCATTTTATACCGTGAACGACAAGAACCCGTATGGGCACGGAGAAAAGTCAGTCATGATGATTGAAGAATTTATGAAGCTGTCCATGGAGGAGAGATATGCGATACGCTGGCATATGGGCATGTCAGAAGTTCAGAACATTGGCACTTTTAATCAGGCGTGCGAAAAATATCCACTTGTCCTGCTGCTCCACATGGCCGATCAGGAAGCAAGTCATTTCATGGAGGACCGTGCAGGCAACAAAGAGGAATATCAAGATAAAGAGGAGACCTGCTTCCAGGACAGCGATCCTTCAGACACCGGGTTCCAGGAGGCGGAGCCGATAGGATAAGGAGGGAGCAAAGTGGCAGACATCGTATTCGGGATAGCCGGAGGCATTATCCTGCTCGTGATCTTTGCGGCGCTTATCCTCATCATGGCGCTTGCAGCGCTCTGGATCGATGACAGGGAGCGGAAGCAGTTCCGGATGGAACAGGAAGACAGAGAACAGGAGAAATACCTGGCGGAATATTTCAGAAAGAAGGAGGAGAAGAGGCGTGCTCGAGAAGTACGAAAAGAACTTCGACGAAAAAAGGTTCGTCGATGGATACATGGCAAAAAAAGGAATTAAGACCAGGAAGCAGGCCATCGCCATGCTGCGAAAGGAAATCCCAAGAGAGTCCTACTACCAGGACAAGATCAAGAAGGCGATCAAGAAGCGTTTTCCCGGAGCATTTGTCCGGAAGATCGCCCAAGGAGCATACAGCGAAGGCGGGACGCCGGATATCATGGTGATCTGGCACGGTCATTACTTCGGATTCGAGGTAAAGCGGCCGGTCGTCGGTGAACCGAGCAAGCTGCAGGAGAAAGCAGTGGAGCAGATCTGCGCTGCAGGCGGGATCGCGGAGTTCATCACCTGGCCGGAGCAGGCGATCAGCACTATGCTCGGAATATACCAGATGGATGAATGCATCGGAGACTGTCAGATCTGCAGACACGCGATCACGAAGGCAGACCAGGAGAACGTCAAGCGGAGAGCCAATGGCGTGCCGGCGCTTTACACCATGTTCATGCAGGGAAACAAAGGCAAGAAAGATCCTGGAAAGGAAGGGCACTAATGAACAGCGAAGACTTGGAAATTTTAAAATGGATCTTAGGACAGGCCTATCGATCAGAGCGCAGGAAGGCCAGGCTTGACAATCGGCTGAGACGGCTCCGCGAAGAGATCGAAGGGCCGCCGGGTGGCAGGGGATACAGCCCCCTGCCGAGAGCTCCTCAGAGGAATACAAGCGGAGCGGCCGGAGTCATGGCCGAGATATCAGACATCGAAGAGAGGATCTATCTTCAGAAGGCTGACATCGGCAAAGCGATCGTAAAGACCATGGACATTCTGGATTACCTGCCGAAGAACTCGGACGAGAGAGACATCTGTGAGATGCGGCACATCGATATGATGCAGTGGCGCCAAATCCAGGAGGAGGCGCACATGAGCCGGAGCCAGTGCTTCAAGATATACCGGGACGCATTGGAGCGTATCCTTCAGAACGAGCGGATCCGGAATACTGTTAATGAAAACAGAGAGGAGTTCCGGAAGATCATGGCGGAAAAATCCGGAGAAAAAAGGGGGCATGAAAAAAGTGGCCAAAAAAAATCCGGAAAAAAATTCCCGGAAAAATTTTCTGGAAAAATTCCGGGAGAAAATAAGAGGGAACATGAAAGCGAATGAGAAAAAGACCCCGTCCATGACAGCCCAGGAATACATGGACACACTGGAAATGGCAACGGAGCTACAGTGCCTCCTTCCTGTCAGGAATACCTGGGAGAGTATGGGCGTCATTATGGAGGGCTGGTGCAGGGGGCAAAATCCCCGAGACATTATAGAGCTGGCTAAATGCGGCAGAAATGAGCTGCAAATAATGGGCAGCATTTACAGTGGGACTGTGCAGCAGGACCTTCAGGAAGCCAGGGAAGCAAGGGCCGCCAAGCAGATGATCAGAGCACTGCAGGCGGCAGGCACCACAACAGAGGAGATGGCAGAGGGGATCACAGAGGCGTGGCGCGCGCTTGATGAGGAGGCGCAGAGGCAGGCACAAGAGAGGAGAGAGGCGCTCGAGGCAAGGCACACAGAGGCCCGCACCTAAAGAAAGAATAATAAACATGAGACCCAAACGGACTCTTGCATGTGATAAGATGATACCATGGCAAGGAAGCGAAGGGAGAGGCAAGGAAGAGGCCTCCCCACAGCGTCGCAAGACAATAAGAGAGACCTGACGCAGAGGCAGGCACAGGACAGTCGAGAGGCTGTCCTTTTTTATTGTCGATGTTGCACAAAAATCGTAGGTACTACTTGTGCACAAATTTTACTGCGGGGCGCGGAAGGTCCGATTCTTGCCCGGGTATGACCAAAAATAAAAAGCCCGTTTCGTTACGCATTGCCATCCAATCAGAAAAAACAGGCAGGGAAGGAGGAGGTTCTGTGCGGACTGAAATGAAAATTGAAACATGGAAATTAAAGGACTTGAACCCGGCGGAGTACAACCCACGGAAGCGACTCACCCCGGAGGACAAGGAATATCAGGACATCAAGCGAAGCGTGGAGCGGTTCGGGTATGTGGACCCGATCATCGTAAACCGGGATGGAACCATCATCGGCGGCCACCAGAGATACTTTGTCCTTTCAGATCTTGGGTACGAGGAGGCCCAGGTTTCCGTCGTCGATCTCAACAAGAACGACGAGAAGGCGCTGAACATCGCCCTGAACAAGATAACCGGCGAGTGGGATGAGATGAAGCTGAGAGACCTCCTTCTGGAGCTCGATCTTGACGGATACGATCTGGCAGCAACCGGATTCTCAAGCCAGGAGGTGGAAGACCTCTGCATCCGGCTGGACGAGGATCTGGAGGCGGAAGAGGATGAGTTCGACATCGACAGCGCGCTGGAAGAAATCACAGAACCCACAACGAGAAAGGGAGATTTGTGGATAATGGGGCGCCACAGGCTCATGTGTGGGGATAGCACATCCCCTTCAGACATCGCAGCACTCATGAACGGAGAGGTGGCGGACCTCGTGATCACGGATCCGCCCTACAACGTGAACTACGAGGAGAAGGTGGAGAGCCTGAACCAGTACCTGGAGGCGGATCCGCTTCGGAAGCAGAGTTCTATCGCCAACGATCACATGGATGATGGCAGCTTCTACGAGTTCATTCTTCAGGCATACGAGCGGATGAGCGAGGTCATGAGACCGGGGGCCGCGATCTACGTGTTTCATGCGGACACAAATGGCCTGACCTTCAGATCAGCGCTCAGGGAAGCCGGCCTGAAGCTGGCCCAGTGCCTTGTATGGGAGAAGAACTCCTTCGTTCTTGGGCGCCAGGACTACCAGTGGAGGCATGAGCCGATCTTATACGGATGGAAGGAGGGCGCCGCCCACTACTTCATCGATGACCGAACCCAGGATACCGTCATTCTTGAGGAGGATGCGGACCTGGAGGGAATGAAAAAAGAAGACCTCATCACCTGCATACGTCAGATGCAGGACGCATTCAAGGATAGAACAACCGTTTTCTATGAAGATAAGCCGGCGAAAAACGACATTCACCCCACAATGAAGCCGGTTCCCCTTATCGGAAAGCTCATGAAGAACTCAAGCCGCCCCGGATGGAATGTGGCTGACTTCTTCGGAGGCAGCGGAACGACGCTCATGGCAGCGGAGCAGTTGAACCGCGCAGCGTACATCATGGAATTTGATGAGCGCTACTGCGACGCCATCGTAAAGCGATGGGAAGAATTCACAGGAGAAAAGGCCATCCGCCAGTCAGATGTGGCCCTGGATCTGAAGCTGTGAGTGAAGAAAGAACGCTGCAGCTAGGGGGGGGGGTACAGCTCATGAGCGATAACGGAGAAGTAAGGGGGAGCTTCTACAGAACAAAAATCATCGCTCAGTTGTTCGGGGTGAGTGTGAGGAGAATTCAGCAGCTCACCCAGGATGGAGTGATATCCACCACAAAAATCATAGAAGACGGAAGGACGGTCCGGCGCTACGATCTGGTGCCGACCATCCAGAACTACATCAAGTATCTATCCGAGAAGGCATACGGGAGACAGGGGCGGACCGATAAAGAGATTGAGCTTCGGGAGCAGAAGATGGAGGCTGACATCGCTCTGAAGGAAAGCCAGGGCGAACTGCACAGGCTGAAGACAGAGATCGCGGCAGGAAAGTATATCAGCGTCGAAGAGGTAAAGATGGATTATTCAAAATTCTTCGTCGTGTTTAAGAAATTCGCCGTTTCCATTCCGGCCAGAGTTGTCGGAATGCTGTCCGGCCAACTGCAGCCGACGGATGCCAGGAAGATCGAGAAGGAGCTCGCGGACGAGGTCAACAGACTCCTGGGGTCATTCGTGATCGCCGGAGTCGTCGGGCCGAAGGACGTAAAAAATGGAACTCCAAAGAAAAAGAATACGGATTCGTAAGTACGAAACCACAGGGTACCTGAAGGAAGCCCTCCGGTACCTGCAGCCCCCGGAAGATCTCAGCGTTTCAGAATGGGCGGAGAAGTACAGAGTCCTGGACACGAAGACGTCCGCAATGCCTGGCCCGTGGCGGAACGACAAGACGCCATACCTGAAGGACGTCATGGACGAGCTCCTGAACTACGAGACAGAGGAGATCATCTTCTGCAAATGCACCCAGGTCGGAGGAACTGAAGCGATGCAGAACATGCTCGGCTACATCATACAGCAGGATCCGTCACCGACCATGGTGGTGTACCCGACCGACAAGCTGGCGGAAAGCATTAGCGAGAACAGGATCCAGCCGATGATCACAGCGAGCAAAGCGCTGAAGAAGCTGTTCTACAAGAACGAGTCCTCCAAGCTCGAGCTTCAGTTTGAGGGAATGTATCTGACGCTGGCCGGAAGTAATTCACCATCATCCCTGGCCAGTAAGGCGATCAAGTACCTTCTCCTCGATGAGGTTGATAAATACCCGGGAGCGAGCCGGAAAGAGGCGGATCCGATCAGCCTGGCCCGCGAAAGAACAAAAACCTTCAGAAACCGGAAGATCTACATCACAAGCACGCCGACACTGAAGAGCGGCCACATCTGGAAGGCCCTGGAGTCGGCAGACATTGAGAAGCACTACTTTGTGCCCTGTCCTCACTGCAGGGAATACATCGAGCTGAAGTTTAAGCAGATCCACTGGCCAGACGATGAGACATTGAGCTACGCGGATCGCGCAGACATGGCCGTGTACGTGTGCCAGGAATGCGGATGCGCCATCACGGATCAACACAAAGACCAGATGCTGCGGTATGGGGAATGGAGGACCGTGAGGTCTGACACCAAGAGCAGCAAGCGCGTGGCTTTCTGGATCAACACACTTTACTCCCCGTTCGTTCGGTTTTCAGAGATTGCGAAGGAATTCCTGGATTCGAAAGATGATCCGGAGAAACTGCAGAATTTTGTGAACTCCTGGCTCGCAGAGCCGTGGGAGGACACGAAACTGAAGACGAATGCAGACATGGTAATGGAGAGACAGACGGATGTGCCTCCGATGGTGGTCCCGAACTGGGCTCACTTCATTACCGGAGGAGTGGACATCCAGGAGACGTCCCTATACTGGAGCATCCGGGCGTGGGGCCCGTACATCACGAGCCAGAACATCGCCCATGGGCAGGCGCTTTCATTCCAGGAGATCGAGCGCATTATGAACCTTCCCTACCTGAAGGAGAACGGGGACCAGCTCGTAGTTTCGCTTTGCCTCATAGATTCAGGATACGATGCGGACAGCACATACGACTTCTGTGCATCGAATTTAGACTGGGCAATGCCGGTCAAGGGCTCCAGCAATCCGATGCTGTCACACTTCAAAATATCGAAGATCAACAAGCCGGAAAGCCGGGCGCACGGAATGACTCTGGTCCTGACCGATGGCGACAAGTATAAGGACATGATCGCGGCCAGGATGAAGAAAGAAAACGGGAAAGGATCCTGGATGGTATATGACGGATGCGACATGGACTACGCGGAGCAGGTGACTGCCGAGCACAAGGTCAACATGAAATCCGGAAGCCGAGTCATTCAGAGATGGGTTCAGAAGCAGACCCACAATGATAACCACTACCTGGATGCGGAAGTCTACGCGATGGCCGCTGCAGATATCCTGGGCGTCCGGACGCTTCACCTGGAGGAGAAGAAAGCAGAGGAGAAGCCGGTAGCACAGGAGCAGTACACGCCAGAGGAAGACTGGATCCACGGTAACGAAAACTGGATGTAGGGAGGCGAGAGAAAGATGGAGCAGGGAAAAGAAATAACAGCAGAGTCAATGCTGAAGGAAGTCAATAATGCGATCTTTAACGTCCTGGTCGGCGGCCAGAGCTACAAGATCGGAAGCCGCCAGCTTACGAGAGCGGACCTCTCTATGCTGCGGGAAATGAAGAAAGAGCTCGAGGCTCAGATCAATGCGGAGTCCGAAAGCTGCCTGCTGGACGACACATATGTAGCATTTTTCGATGGGCGATGAGAGGAGGTGAGCAGAAATGAACTGGTTAGATTCAGTGATCGCATTCTTCTCTCCAGAGGCAGGTGCCAGGAGGGCAGCGTGGAGGAATAGCCTGGAAGAGATCCGGAGCTACGACGCCGGAAGCCATTCGAGGCTAAACGCCGGATGGGGAGTAACGAACACATCGGCGGAAATGACCGACCGAGCGAGCCGGGAAATCGTCAGGGCCCGCGCCAGGGACCTGGAGAGGAACTCCGACATTATGAATTCTGTGCTCGGAGCATACCGGCGGAATGTAATCGGCCACGGGTACCAGCTTCAGGCGTCAACGCCAAGGGAGAACCTGAGTAAAGAGATCGAGGAGCTCTGGAAGACCTGGTGCAAGGCAAGAAACTGCGATGTGACAGGAGTCCAGACATTGAACCAGATGCTGAGAATGGCTGTGGTCCGGAAGAAGGTCGACGGAGGAATTCTCTTCGTGAAGAGGTACACCAAGGAAGGCATCGTTCCATTTCAGATCCAGATGATTGAGGTCGATGAGCTGGACAACATGGCATCCGGAGCCATATCGGACAACCGGAGGATCGTCGGAGGGATTGAGTACAACGAGTACAACAAGCCGATCGCTTATTACATCAGGCAGTACAGCATCGATGGCTTCAGTATCACCGATCCGGTCCGGATCCCGGCCAAGGATGTGATTTTTTACTACGAGAAAAAGCGGCCGAGCCAGATCAGGGAGATGTCGGACATGAGCCCGACCATTACCAGGATCAGGGATACGAATGAATTCATCACGGCCGTGTCCGTGAAAGAGCGAGTCGCGGCATGCCTTTCAGTATTCATCAAAAAGGCGCTGCCAGTGACAGGGATCGGACGTTCTTCTTCAGCAGATACCGGCCCGAAGAGGGACTACGACGGAAAGACGCTTACTCCCGGAATGATCAAAGAGCTGAACGCGGGAGACGAAGTTCAGGTCGTGAACCCAACCGGGCAGGCCACAGACGCGACAGCCTTCACGAAGCTGCAGCAGCGCCTGGCCGGATCCGGACAGGGACTCAGCTACGAGGCCACGAGCCGGGACATGAGCGAGACGAACTACGCATCCGCCAGACAGGGCGCGATCGAAGATGAGCTTACATACGGAGAAGAGGAGGAGCAGATCCTGTCGATCCTCGATGAGATCTATGAAACATTCGTGATCTCATGTGTATTAGCAGGAAAGATCACGATCGCGGATTTTTGGGAGAAAAAGGAGAAGTATCTCGCCCATGCGTGGATCAAGGCTCCGAAGAAGTGGATCGATCCGATGAAGGAGTCATCAGCGACCAAGACGGCAATGAACACAGGACAGAAGACATTCAAACAGATCGCTGCCGAAAACGGAAGAGACTGGAGGCGGCAGGTCGACGACATGGCGGAAGTCCTGGAATACGGAAGAAAGAAAGGTATTGACTTAGGAGGTGTGATCTTTGGCAACAAAGTGGAAGAGAAAGAAGAAATCCAGGCACCCGGCAGCGGATCAGCAGAACAGGCTGATCCTTCAGAGAAGCCAGGCGGAGACGGGAAACCAGACGCCGGCGACGAACAGGGGAAGAAATAGCGGATACCGGGAGCTTACAGACTGCTCGATCCGGGCGGTCGAAGGAGAGGGAAATGAAAGAACATTCACTCTCAGCTTCTCCAGTGAGGAACCATATTCGAGGTGGTTCGGACAGGAAATCCTGGACCACACAGAAGGATGCGTCGATCTGAACCGATTGAACTCCATCGGATGCGTACTCTTCAACCATGACCGGAACCGCGTGTGCGGAAAAATCAAAAGGGCATGGGTAGAAAACGGAAGAGGATGCGCAGAAATCGAGTTCGATAAGGACGAGGCATCAGAAACAATCTACCAGAAAGTAAAAAGCGGCACGCTCAAGGGCGTATCCGTGGGCTACAGGGTAGATAACTGGGAGGAAGTAATGCCGAACAAGCAGTCAGAAGACGGAAGGTTCACAGGACCGTGCTCCATCGCAAGGAAGTGGGCGCCTTACGAGATCAGCATCGTGTCCGTTCCCGCCGATCCGACGGTCGGAGTTGGCCGCGCGGAGGATGAGGAAATCAGTGACGCCGAGATGGACTGCAATGAGAGGCAACTTCAAATAAACAAAAATTTAATGGAGGTAGAAGATCATGACAATTAGACAGATGATCGAGCGGCAGCAGCAGATCCTGCAGGCCGCAAGAGCGGCAGGAAGAAACATGACTCGCGAAGAGTCCGATGAGTTCAACCGCCTGCAGAGAGACATCGAAGCCGCAAGAGCAGCAGGCCAGGCTTCCGGAAACGGAACCGCGCCTACCACTGGAGGCGAAGAAGGAGATGGCCAGCGCCAGGAGCCTGGCGGATCCGGAGAAGAAGGTGGAGAAGGAGATCACACAGCCCTCTCCAGAGCTGTGGAAGCTGAAAGAAACAGGATCCAGACCATCTCAGATATGTGCAGACAGTTCGGCATGGAGCCGCGCACATATATCGAGCGCGGAACAACCGTAGAGCAGATGAACGCAGCTATCGTGGAGCACTTACGTGCGACCGGAGCTCCGGTAAGCGCCAGCGCCACCGTGACAGACTCTGCAGAGGATAAGTTCAGAAGAGCTGCTTCAGACGCAATGCTCATGCGCGCCGGAATCGAGCTGGAGAGACCGGAGGAAGGCGCAAGAACCATGATGGGAATGTCCCTTCGCGACCTCGCCATCGAATGCCTGCAGGCAGACGGATCCAGAGAGACAGGACTGAACAGAAGATCTTCCGATGAGATCTTCTCTATGCTGCAGAGAGGATTTTTCAATCCCGAGGCGGCATTCCCGGCAATCTTAGACCAGACGATCGAAAAGGCATACCGGGAAGGCCATCGCAAGGTAGCAGTTACCTTCGACAAGTGGACCAAGAAGGGAAGTCTGAAAGACTTTAAGACACACGACAATTACTACATCGCAGGGCCGGTAGGAGAGTTCCTGGAAGTCTCTGAAAACGGTGAGCTGAAGCACGATGTATTCACAGATGACAAACTGCCGACCAGAAAGCTGAAGACTTACGGCCGTCAGTTTACGCTTTCCAGAAAAGCATTCATCGATGACGACATCGGCCTGGTAACTTCCATTCCGGCAAGATACGCAGCATCTGCGAGAAAGACGATCAACAAGCAGGTATATCAGATCCTAATCGGAAACTCCAACATCTACGATGGACTTCCGCTCTTTGGAACAGATCACAAGAACCTGCTGGCAACCGGAACAGGGATCACCATGGAGGCAATGCAGACCATGATCATGGCTCTGGCCAACCAGAAGGACCAGTTCGGAGAGTCGATCATCATCAACCCGGCAACGATCATCGTGCCTTCAGGAATGAAGTTCGACATGTACACACTGTTCTACAGCCCGACGATCAACACGGAAGGCAACACCCAGGCAGTGAACCCGCTCTACCAGTACAGAGACAGCATCGAAGTCGTGGAAGATCCGACAATCAACGCGATGTGCGGCGGCCTTGGAAACGTAATGCCGTGGTTCCTGATCGGTGATCCGGGAGACACAGACTTCATGGAAGTCGACTACTTAAACGGACAGGAAATCCCGAACATCCGCAGAATGGAGCAGGCTGGACAGCTTGGATTTGTATGGGATAGCTATCTCGACTGGGGCATTTCCGTCATGGACTGGAGAGGTGCCGTGAAGAACCCTGGCGTCAAAGTAGATACGAAGCTGAAGCTGGCGTAAAGAAAGGAGGAAGCACAGATGGGAAAAGCGACATATTGGCAGAGAGGCGAAACAATCGACTTCAAAAATGAGACCGGAGCAAAGATCGAGGCGAACACGATCATCACTCTTGGATCCAGAGTCGGCATCGCAGGAACCGACATCAATCCGGGCGAAGTAGGAAGCCTGCATGTGACCGGAGTATTTAAGATGGATAAGATCGCGGAAGAAATCGCAGCGGGATCCGATGTATACCTGGATCCTTCCGGAAAGATCACGAAGGCAGCGAGCACCCCTGGAGAAGAAGAAGGGCCGGAAACTCCGCACGTTAAAGCAGGGTTTGCAGCGGAGAAAGCGGAAACTTCTGACACATATGCCATCGTGAAGATCAACGCATGATGAAATTGATCGCGACGCAGCCGATCCTGTACAAGGCGAAACAGTATCTCTTCGGAGACGAGCTCCCTACATCCGACGAGAAGATGGCGGAAGCCTGGATCGGCGCAGGATCCGCCTGCTGGTCTGAAGAAGACGGAGAGCAGGCGGCATCCTTAAAAGCGAAAGCGATGACTGCACAGCCTGGAGCTACAGGGGTGAGCTCTACAGGCAATAACGAGGACCTCATCGGGAGGATCCCGGAAAGTGCAGAGCGCGAAAAGCCGAAACCGCGTAAGCGCGGAGCGTCAAAGGCGGTAAAGAAATGACTTTCAAGGAAATTGTGAAAAATGATGTGCGCCAGGTCTTCATGAACCTGGATGAGTTCTCAGAAACCCACACCATCAACGGGAAAGAGATGCCAGTTCAGATCGACTCAAACGAGCAGATCGAAAGGGAGAAGAGGCTGAACCAGAACATGGACGGAATCTACAAGAACCAGAAGCTGATCTACGTGTCAGCCGAGGAGTTCGGGCCGATGCCGAAACAGGGAGCGATGCTCAATATGGACGGCAAGATGTACAAAGTAGAAGACGCCATACATGAAGACGGGGTGTATTCCATCACACTGGGGGCGAATAGAGCATGATCAGGGTTGAGGTAGACCAGGAGAGCCTGCGGTATGTTCAGAACAGGCTCGGACTGATGCAGCGGAAGACTCCACAGGTAATTTCAGCAGCGCTCAACGATACGGCAAGAAGCGCCAGAGTGAAGCTCGCAACGAAAGCGCGGGAGACGTACACCGTAAAAAGCGCGAACTTCAAAGGAGAAATGAAGATAAGGCGCGCCACTTATTCAAGGCTCACCGCAGAGATTAAGTCTCAGGGAAAGCCATTGAAGCTCGCCTCCTTCCGCACATCTGCAGGAAGCAGGACAAGTGGAGCGAAGGCCAACGTCGTGAAGGGGAACGGACTCAAGGCTCTCATATCGAGCGCCACCGGAAACAAGGCATTCAAGGGACAAGGCAGCCTGAACGGTCAGATATATCAGCGAAGAGGAAAATCGCGATATCCGCTGAAGGTGTTCAGCTCAAACTCAATCCCTGTAATGATCGGAAACGAGGAAAAAGTATATGGCATCGTTGAGCCGAAAATAAAGTCCGATCTTCAGAAGAACATGGAGCGCCAGATCAAGAGGTTAGTGGGGTAGGAAGGCATGACGCATCAATTTTTGATTACAGACCTCATAGAAGAGGTGGAAAAAATCCTGGACGACGTCCAGACAAAGAACACAGCAGGGGAAACCGTGTCAGGAGTGAAGGGATACGAACAGTCCCTTCCGGTCGTAATGGAAGACGAAGAGGACGACTCCAAGTATTTCCCGTATTTCATTGTGAGGATGGGAGAGGGAAGCACGGAAGACGATAACGATCCATGGACAGATACGGTCAACATCCTTTTTGGTGTTTACGACGATGACAAGCAGACAAATGGGCACAGGCACATCTTGACGATGATCCAGAGAATAACGGATCGGTTCGCAAAAGAGCCGCTCCTGAACAGGAAGTACAGAGCTCAAGAGAAGATGTCCTTCGCGCTCCAGGACGATGATACATACCCGTTCTATTTTGGAGGCGTCGAGATGAGGTTCAGCGTGCCAAAAATGGGAAGGAGTGACGGATGGTCATGACAACAGCAAAGCAGTCTACAGGAGAAAAGCAGAAAGTAGAACCTGCAGCAAAAAGAAAGCAGGCAGAGGACAGCCGGAGGATGTACGTGGGACCAACGATCCCCGGAGTGGCAATTCAGAACGTGGTTTACACACAGGTGCCTGAAGCCGTGGAAGAGGCAAAAAAGGATTGCCCTGAGTTCGCGAACCTGTTCATCCCGATTATGAAATACGGGATGGCCGAGGAGATGATCCGGAAGAGAAAAGGATACATCTTCGACGCCTTTGTAAAGGCGATGGAATATGGAGAAAAAAGAAGGAGGAAATAAGCGATGAGCAAACATGGAGTTTTTATTGTCGAGGAAGCAACAGCGTTGACCGTACCGATCAGCGGCAGATCCTCAGTCCAGGTAGTAATCGGAACAGCGCCTGTCAACATGGCAGAAGATCCGGCTGCGGTCGTAAACACACCGATCCTGGCAAATTCCGCAGCGGAAGCCATGGCGGCGCTTGGATACAGCACCGACATGGGAAAGGGAAAGTACACGCTCTGCCAGACGATGTATGCAACGAATAGCATCTATCAGGTTTCTCCGGTCGTTTACATCAACGTACTGGATCCGGCGAGACACAAGAAATCCCTGGAAGAAGCACAGTATCCGGTCAGCCAGATGCAGGCCGTCATTCCGGTGGAAGGCGTGCTCATTAACGGGCTCACCGTAAAAAATGCAGAGGGATCCACTGCGCTGGCACTGAACACGGATTATACAGCAGCCTTCAATTCAGACGGACATCTGGTCCTGACGCTGATCGAAGGAGGAGCAGGAGCTTCTGCAGAAAACCTGACAGTATCCGGAGAGCAGATCGATCCGAGTGCAGTAACGAAGACGGATATCGTAGGAGCATACGATCCGCTTACAGGCAAAGAAACAGGCGCGGAGGTAATCCGCCAGGTGTTCCCGAAACTCGGTATCGTTCCTGGCCTTCTCCTCGCACCGGGCTGGTCCCAGGAGCCGGAGGTCGGCATCGCGCTCGCCGCAAAGGCCGCGAACATCAATGGAGTATTCAAAGCAATGGCGCTCCTGGATCTGGATACAACGAAGGCAAAGAAGTACACAGATACGAAGAAGGTAAAAGAAGACAGCGGCTTCACTTCCCCGTATTGCTACCCGCTGTGGCCGTGTGACAAGGTCGGGGACCTGATCCTGGCGAAGTCAGCAGTAGTCGGCGCCCTGGTTTCCTACGTGGACGCATCAAACGACGACGTACCGAGCAATTCACCGTCAAACACGCTCCTCGGAGTTACAGGCCAGTGCCTGGCAGACGGAACAGAGGTTACTCTGGATCAGGACCAGGGAAGCACTGTGAACGAGTACGGAGTGACGACAGCGATCAACATGAATGGATGGAGACTCTGGGGGAACTACACTGGAGCATACCCGGCAAGCACAGATGCGAAAGACATCTGGTTCCCGGTCCGGAGAATGTTCAACTGGCAGGGTAACACCTTCATTCAGACATACTTCAGCAAGGTCGATGATCCGATGAATACCGTTCTGATCGAGTCCGTTGTTGACTCCGAGAACATCCGCTGCGCAGCATATGCGCCGGACAAATGGGCAGGAGCCGAGATCGAATACAGAGCGGATGACAACCCGACGACGGATATCCTGGCAGGAAAGATGACCTTCAGACAGCGGATCGCGCCATACACACCGGCACAGGAAATCGAAAACATTCTGAGCTATGACACAGCGATGTTAGCAAGCGCAATCACAGGAGGTGGAGAATAATGAACGTAATTCCTGAAGTATTAAACCATTTTAACGTTTACAACGACTCAGCGAAGAAGCTGATCGGTATCTCCGGAGAGCTGGAACTCCCGGAGATGGAAGCGATCACGGACACCATCGAAGGCTCCGGAGTGCTCGGAGAGATTGAGGATCCGGTTACCGGCCAGTTCTCCAGCATGAAAATGAAGATCCCGTTCGCGACTCTTTATGATGACATGTTCTCGATTATGAACACGACGAAGCCCCCGCAGCTCACCCTGCGCGCATCCATGCAGTGTATGGATCCATCCACGGGAGAGACCGGATACTATCCGGTCAAGATCGTGGTTAGAGGAAAAGCGTCCACATCAAACATGGGTAAGGTCGTAAAAGGAAAGAAGATGGAGCCGGAAGTAGAGCTCGAGATCCTTTACATCAAGATCCAGATCAATAACAAGACCGTGCTGGAGCTGGATAAGCTGAACTTTAAGTACGTCTTAAACGGAGTAGACATGCTGGCCAAGATCAGAAGCCAGTGCTAATAGGAGGAAAATAACATGAGCGAAGTAAAAAAGCCGGAGATCGTAGAGATCCCGAAAAAGGAAGCGGAACTGGAGAACGAGAACATTCTCAAACTCTCAAAGGTTTACAAATTCGAAGATACAACCATCGGAGAAATTGACATGAGCGGAATGGAGAACTTAACCGCAGACGACATGATCAAAGCGAACAGAGTTCTCTCTTCATCCGGAAACGTCAGCGTGCTCCAGGAGACAAGCCTGGAATATGCGATCACGATCGCAGCAAGCGCAACAGGGCTCCCGATCGAGTTCTTCAAGGGTCTGTGCCCGAAGGATGCGATCAAGGTGAAGAATAAAGTCACAAGTTTTTTCTTCGGAGAAGAATAAACCCGAATGACTTATCCGAACTCCGGAAATTATGCCTTGCACTGTCAATAAACCTGAAGACAGGCCTGGATTTTTTCCTAGGCCTGTCTTTGTTTGAACTAATCGAACTGTGCGAGGATCTGAAGGAGGTGCAGAAAAAGAAATGAGTGAATACAAGATCGCGATACAGATCGCAGGTGAGCTTCAGAAGTCATTCGGCAGTGCGCTAAAAGGAGCACAGTCCGGGCTGAACGGGCTCGCAAAGATCGGAAAAGTAGGAGCTGCAGCCATCGGAGCAAGCACTGCAGCTCTTGGAACCCTTGCAGCGGCAGGAATACGCGCAGGCGTGGAATATGAGCAGGCGTTTGCCGGTGTAAGGAAAACCGTTGACGCGACAGAGCAGCAACTTGCATCTCTTAACACCGGGATCCGGAACATGGCAAAGGAAATGCCAACGTCTGCAGTTGAAATCGCAGGAGTGGCGGAAGCTGCCGGCCAGTTGGGAATTCAGACAGATAACATCCTCGGCTTCACGAAGACCATGGTCATGCTGGGAGACTCCACAAACTTAAGCGCAGACGAAGCAGCCACGGCACTGGCAAGGCTGGCGAATATCACAGGCATGCCCCAGGACAGCTTTCAGAAACTCGGCTCTACCATCGTAGCACTCGGAAACAACTTCGCCACGACGGAGAGCGAGATCACTGCAATGGGACTCCGTATAGCCGGAGCCGGATCCCAGGTTGGCATGACGGAGGCGCAAATCATGTCCTTCTCCGCCGCCTTAAGTTCGGTCGGCATTGAAGCAGAAGCTGGAGGCTCTGCGTTCAGTACCCTGCTCTCCAACATGCAGCTTGCAGTGGAGACGGGAAGCGAATCCCTCCAGCAGTTCGCAAACGTGGCAGGAATGAGCGCTTCGGAATTCAAACAGGCATTCCAGACGGATGCTGCCGGAGCCATGGCAAGTTTTATCAAGGGACTGTCTGAGAGCGAAGCTAAAGGAAAGAGCGCCATCGCCGTCCTGGATGAAATGGGAATCACAGAGATCCGTATGCGTGACATGCTCCTGAGAGCGGCAGGTGCTTCGGATACCTTTACAGAAGCACTGGAACTGGGAACCGCAGCTTGGGATGAAAACGTGGCACTGACCAACGAAGCCAACCAGCGGTACCAGACCATGGGAAGCCGGCTGTCGATGCTGAAAAATAAGGCATACGACCTCGGCATCACATTCTACAACAGCGTCAATGAACCGATGGGACAGGTGGTGGACTCCGCAGGAGAAGCACTGGACAACCTATCGGCAGCCTTTGAGTCCGGAGGACTGGAGGGGCTGGTCTCACAGTTTGGAACAGAGATCGCGAACGCAGCGAAAGGCATCGCCAGCGTTTCGCCGGAAATGGTGGAGGCCGGCGCATCCATGATCGAATCTTTCCTGACCGGGATTGATGAGAACTCGGAAGAGATCGCAACCGGGATGGCGGACACAGCAACAGCGGTCGCGGCCGGACTGGTCAAGTTGGCGCCAGACATGATCACGGTAGGCGCTCAGTTTATCATCGAGTTCGCGCGCGGAATATCAGACAACCTTCCGGAACTCAGAGCGGCAGCAGAGGAGGCAGCATCGGAACTGATCGACGCGGCCGGAGATGCAATTCAGTCGCACATGGACTTCCTGCGGGACGATTCAGTCGGAGCATTTGAGAAAATCGTATCTCTTCTCCCGGCGGCACTTGCGGGCTTCCTGGCATTTAAGAAGATCGCAGGCGTGGCCAAAAACGTGAAGTCATTCGTGGACTCAATCAAAGGCGCCGGAAAGATCGGAAGTTCAGCGAAACAGGTCCAGAACGCATCGAGCGTCATGTCTGCAGCGGCGAAGAATATGCTCGGCGCAGGCGTCGGGTTCGGAGCGGCAGCGGCCGGATTATGGCTCCTCGTAGATGCGGCAATCCGGATCGGAGAAGCCGGACCTGGGGCGGCAGTTGGAATGATCGCCATGGCGGCAGGAATCGTCGGAATGATGGCGGTCGCAAGTAAGGTCGCACCACAGCTTCAGACGGGAACACAGGGCCTCCTGGCGTTCGGTGGAGCGGTTCTGATGGCATCCGCAGGAATGAGCCTGATGGCGATGGCAGCAGCGCAGATGGCAAGCGCAGGACCACTGGCGGCGGTCGGATTGACGATCATGACAGCGGGAATGGTCGGAATGTTAGCTGTGGCCGGAGTCTTTGGACAGGCGCTCTCAACAAGCGCAGCCGGCCTCCTGGCGTTCGGTGGAGCGGTTCTGATGGCATCCGCAGGAATGAGCCTGATGGCAATGGCGGCGACTCAGATAGCGGCAGCGGGCCCGTTGGCGGCAGTATCCCTCGGAATTATGACCGCGGGGATGATCGGCATGCTGGCGGTAGCCGGAGCGCTTGGCCCATCCCTGACAGCCGGGGCAGTCGGCCTTCTGGCATTCGGAGCGGCCATCATTATGGCAAGCGCGGGATGCCTTATCATGGTTCAGGCAGCAACACAGCTCGCGGCAGCAGGAGCGCCGGCACAGATCGCAATGGCAGCCCTGGCAGCAGGAGTCCTGGTGATGGGCGCAGCGGCCGGAGCACTGGCTCCATTGTTACTGGCTGGGGCAGGAGCCCTGGCGGCATTCGGGGCAGCCCTGGCAGTTGTCAGTGCAGCAGCGCTTCTCGGATCGGTAGCCATCACAGTGATCGCGGGAGCACTTCCGCAGCTTGCTACATACGGAGCATCCGGAGCAGTGGCAATCCTGCAGCTTGGATCAGCGATGATGCTCTTCGCCGCAGGGGCAGCGATAACCGGCGTTGGAGCAGCGGCAGCAGCCCTCGGGCTCGGTACCCTTGCATTAGCAGGAGCCGCAGCAGCCCTGGCAATGAAGCCACTCGCGTCGGCAAGTAAGACCGTGGCGTCTTCGGTAAAGACAATAAATAACAATGCAAAAGAAGCCGGAACGGGGCTGAAATCAATGGCGAAGGGAGCTGTCAGCACCGCAGCCAAGATGACCGCTCTGTCAACCGGACTGAAACCTGCCGCATCAGCGCTCGAATCGTTCGCCGGTCCAGCAACTGCAGCGGCAACCGCTGTGACCGCGCTCATGACAGGAATGAGCGGAACCGCAACCGCGGTCATGATGCTTCAGGTGGGAATCATGGGAGTGACAAACGGACTCAGAATGGCCGTCGTCAGCTTCCAGATGTTCAACGTGCAGGCAATGAGTATCCGGACAGGGACAACTGCAGCAGCTTCAGCATTTACGACACTTTCCGCAGCAGTCCCGCCGCTGGCATCCTCGCTGGCAACCCTCAATCCGCCGATGATGACTGCAAGGGTGGCTCTTATGAGCTTCTCGGCATCGCTCGCGGCCACAAGGGCGTCGATGGCCGGCTTCGCAGCGTCCGTGACATCGTCAGCGATGGCATTCACGACCATTACAGCAACCGTGCAGACATCCATGACAGCCATTCAGACGACCGTCACCATGACGATGACCATGGTCAGGACGACAGTGCAGACAACAGGGACGCAGATAACATCCATAACCACGACGACCACAACGACCTCCGTGACGATCGTAAAGACCGGAATGTCGCAGATGGTAGCTGCAGTGGTGAGCGGGTGCTCGCAGGCCCAGGCAGCGGCAAGATCCGGAGCATCGGGGATCCGGGCGGCATTTGCATCGGTGAACCTTTACAGCTCCGGCGTGAATATGATGTCCGGACTGATCAACGGAATGAATGCCATGCGGGGATCCGTAATGGCAACAGCATCGAGCATTGCAAGCGCGGCAGCTTCGTCCATCAATTCAGCGCTGAAGATACATTCTCCTTCAGATGTGACCACGGACTCTGGTCAGTACACAGGCCAGGGCCTGATCGTCGGAATGAGAAGGATGGCGCGCCCGATCAGGAAGGCAGCACAGCAGAGCATGGCGCAGCCATTAATGGAAGGCGCTGGCGTACAGAGGATAGAGGCCCCGGATACGGTGTCCAGATCATCCGTGATCGGAGAGACCGTGCAGCGCTTCAGCGGCGGATCCGGGAACACGGGATCCGGAAACAGGGATGCAGAAGGCAACAGCACATTCATCTTCAGTCCTACTTATCACTTTGAAGGCGATGCTCCGTCCAGAAAAGACCTGGAGGATGCAAACCGGATGAGTCAGGCAGAGTTTGAGAAGATGATGAAGGAATACCTGAGAAACAATAAGAGAGTATCGTTCGCATAAGAAAGGAGGCGGCAAGATGGCGGGAACATACAATACCATACAGGGAGATACATGGGATCTCATCGCTTACAAATTATTCGGAAGCGAGAAATACATGAAGAACCTGATCGAAGCAAACTGGCCGCTCCTGGACGTCCTCATTTTTCCGTCCGGCATCGAATTAACGGTGCCGGACCTTCCGGAGGAGCAAGACGATGATCTTCCATTCTGGCGGAACGATGGGGAGGTGGATGAGTAGTGGCCAACCCAAGAAAGACCGTTCCTGATCTTAACTTCAACGGAAAAAACGTCAACACGGAGCTGGAAGATTACCTGAAATCTGTGGAGTACACGGATGTGGCCAGTGGGGAAAGCGACTCCATAAAGATAAAGCTGCAGAACATATCCCTGCGATGGCTGAACGGGTGGTACCCGGTAAAAGGAGACAAGATAGGAGCATACCTGCAGTTTCAGAACTGGGACCGAGAAGGGGATAACTTTAAGCTGCAGTGCGGAGAGTTCGTCCTGGACGAGATCAGCTTCAGCGGAGGACCAAGAGAGGCAAGCATCGGCGGCCTGGCCATACCGGTAAACGACTCATTCAAGACCACGGAGAGAACGAAGACCTGGAGCAATGTCACCATAAAGCAGATCGGGACCGAGATCGCGAAGAAGTACGGGCTTGGATTTTCATACGATGCGGATCAGATCAAGATCGCGTCCATTGAACAGAGCGAAAAGAGTGACTCGGCATTCCTGTACGATGTGTGCGAGACTTATGGGCTGGCCATGAAAGTATATCGGAACAAGATCATTATTTTCGACAAAGGAAAGTATGAGAAGAAGAATGCCGTGGCAACCCTGCGGCCGGAAGACTTCGTCGACGAGGACTGGGAATACCTGGATACGCTGGAGGGAACCTACACAGGAGCAAGGATCTCTTACAAGAGCGGATCAGACAACAAGGAACTGAGCATGTACGTGGGGCTTAAAAAGGAGAATGCCGCCGGAAGCAGAGTGCTGAAGATCAACGAGCAGGCGTCAGACATCAACGACGCCGGATACAAGGCAGCAGCCAAGGTCAACTCATCCAATGAGCAGGCGACCACCATAACCGGTCCGATCTTCTTCAACCGGAAGATAGTGGCCGGAGTGACGGTCACACTTGAAGGCTTCGGGAAGGGAAGCGGCAAATATTACGTTGACAAGGTGACGATAGACACATCATCCAACGGAACCAAGATGAATGTGGAGCTCCACAAGGTTCAGACCAGACTGACATACGTTCCGGTCGTGATCGCAGCTCCTGCAGCACCGAAGAAGAAGGAATACAAGAAAGGAGACATCGTCCACTTCAAGGGCGGAACTCACTATGTAAGCAGTTATCCTGGATCAAAGGGATACAGGGTAAGCGCCGGAACCGCGAAGATCACGATCGTAAACGGTTCAGGAAAAGCGCATCCATGGCACCTGATCACAGAGAACTGGAGCCAGACGCATGTATATGGATGGGTCGATGACGGAACGTTCGAGTAGGAGGAGACAACGTGGCAGAGAAACTGATAAGAATTGGAAAAGTATCCAGCGTGGACTATGGATCCGGAATGATTAAAGTAACATATCCGGATCTCGATAACGCTGTTACAGACAGCCTTCCGGTCCTCTCGCTCAACGGAGAATATAAGATGCCAGGGGTAGGAAAAGAAGTCCTGGTGGTGCATCTCTCAAACGGATGCACTGCAGGCGTTGTTCTTGGACCTTACTGGAACACGGCGAGTCAACCTCCGGAAAGCGGGAAGGGGCTATACAGAAAAGACTTCGGGGAATCCACCGGAGAAGCGTATATGAGGTACGCAGCGGGAGAGCTTCTCCTGCATGCAGCATCAATCACTCTTTCAGGTAACGCGGGAAGTGCGACATTAGCAGGCATACTGAATTTATTTGACCGCGTGGATAGGCTGGAAGGAAGAATGGAGAAGGCGGAAGGAAGACTGACAGAGGTTGAGGGGAAGGTGTGATATGGGAAAGATAGGAAACTTTGGAAAAACCATCACCTTCGAGGTGAACTCAAATAAAATCGTATCCCCAAAAGACATAAAGCGGAGCGTTTCCGCGAGGTGGCAGGCGCACAGCCTTCTCGGAAAGAAGCCGAAAAGTGAGTTCCTGGGGCCAGACGCGGACGAGACTACGCTGACCGTTGTACTTTCAGCAGAGCACGGCATCCGGCCGCGGGCAACCCTGGACAAACTGGAGAACGCAGTCGCCAGCGGGACCGTGGACTACCTGGTAATCGGCGGAAAAATCGTCGGGAAAAACAAGGTCTACCTGGAAAGCATGAGCGAAGAATGGAACTGCGTGTGGAACAAAGGGGAGCTCGTGAAAGCGACCGTGGAGCTTGTCTTTAAGGAATACACATAGGGGGCGATAAGATGAACAGAATCAGCCAGATGCAGATCGTGGCCACAGACGGGATGACAGATCTTCAGAGATACGACACTCAGCTCAAGGCCCTCATCCTTACCGCAGAAGGAACGCTCCCAGGGAGCCGGGGCTATGGGCTGAACAGGGAATTCCTCTCAAAGAAACCGGAGGAGGCAATCAACCTCCTGGCGATGGAGCTCGAGGAAAAATGCCTGCAGTATATCCCGGAAATAACAGTGGCCAATGTGGAAGGCACATCAAACACAATGGGACAAATGGGCCTCACCATTTACATCGAAAGGAGGGTGTGAAGTGATAGAAGAAATTCTGAATTTACCAGACGTCAGCTTCATCGATGAGATGACGCTGGAGGACGTCCAGGAGCAGATGATCCGCGACTACGAAGATAAGTATGCGGAGCTTACGAAAAAGAGCTACTCACTGCCGAGAGCTGATCCGATGGCGCTGATACTCTTCGCATGCAGCGTTCAGATCTACCAGGGGCTCATGTACGTCGACCGGTCCGGAAAGATGGACCTGCTGAAATACACCTATGGAGACTACGCAGACCATGTGGCAGCTCTGAAAGGCATCTCAAGGGAACCGGCAAAACCGGCAAGGGTAACTGTGAAATTCACTTTATCTGCAGAGCGTCCGGAACCGATCGCAATCCCGGTAGGAACCAGGGTGACAAACGGAGAGGTGTACTTCGCAACCGAAGAGTATGCGGAGATACCGATCGGAAGCACAGAGGTATCGCTTCCGTGCACATGCCTCACGGACGGAGAATCTGGAAACGGGATAATGCCCGGAGACATTAATATCCTGACAGATCCGATCGCATACGTCGGGAAGGTGGCAAACACGACCGAGAGCAGCGGAGGAGCCGAGATCGAGTCAGATGAGGACCTGATCGAGCGCGTATACATTGCACCGTCCAGGTATTCCGTGGCCGGACCCGAGGATGCTTATAAATACTGGGTAAAAACATTCAACGCGAACATCGCGGATGTCTACGTGGACAGCGACGATCCCGTGGACGTTATCGTGGAATTCATCATGGAAGACGGAGAGCTGCCATCAGAGGAAATAATCCAGGCAGCGCAGGACTACCTTCAGGATGAGCAGATCCGGCCGCTTACCGACCGGGTAACCGTGAAGGCGCCGCCAACAGTAGACTACGATCTGGAGCTTACATATTACATCAACAACAGCGACTCAACATCGGCAAGCACAATCCAGTCGAAAGTAAATGCGGCGGTAGAAGAGTACATCGTATGGCAGCGGAGTAAGATCGGGAGGGATATCAACCCTTCAGAGCTGATCCAGAGAGTCGTGTCTGCAGGAGCCAAGCGTGTGGAAGTCGTGAAGCCTGTATTCCAGAGGATAGCCAAGGACGCTGTCGCAAAGCTGGGCACGAAGAAAGTCACGTATGGAGGTGTTGAGGATGATTAAATTCTACGAGGGAGAACTGGCGGATCTATGGCCGGATCAGAAGTCTCCGGAGTTCCTCGCTCTGAGCTACGCCCTGAAGAATGCGATCATCCTTCTGAAGGAAAAGGCAGACAAGACAAAGTGCTACAGTGACATCGACAAGCTCGACGAAGGAGTCCTGGACTACCTGGCCGTGGAGATGAGAACCATGTACTACAGCCAGGATCTTCCGATCGAGCAGAAGAGAGAGATCATAAAGAAGACCATGCTGTGGTACACCAAGGCCGGCACCGTTCCGGCGGTCGCTGAGATGATCGAGGTTATATTCGGAACCGGAAAGATCGTTGAATGGCCGGACTACACAGAGCCTCCGTACACGAGGGGAACGTTCGATATTATCACATCAGCGATCATGACAGAAGACGTCATGGAGCGGCTGACTAATATCATCCGGAGGGTAAAGAACGTCAGATCCCACATACGAAGAGTCGTAATCGAGAGGGAGCTTCATTCAGCGATGCATGCCGCAATCTTCCAGGTGGCCACCCAGGAAAGCACGACGCTGAACCTTTTGAGAGGAGACTCAGATATCCGGCCGGCAAGCAGATACGGTGCATTATTATTTGTAACCGCGCCGGAAACAGTGGTCCTGAACCACACGATCGGAGATGCCAATACAGAGAACCATCTCCATCATGCCGCGATCCCGATCACAACAGGCGTTCCTGATTCGTATGTTACGAACGAACTGCAGGGCAGCGCAGAGACAAGGATCCGGGAAAACATCGCGACCATGGGAGCGGCAGAAAGCAGCCGCTCGACAGTTACAAATGACACGACCGGAAGCGCAACCGCGAAGGGAAAGGTCCTGAAAGCGCAGAGGGGCGTGGCCATTATAGCAAATACTTTCATAAAGGAGGAACATTGAAATGTTAATCTGGAACCCAAGTAAACTGACAGAAGCAGGAAAAGCGCTCCTGGCGCAGGCGCAGGCTGGGCAGACAGCGATCCACATCACAAAAGCTCAGACCGGATCCGGAAGCTACTCCGGAAGCGAGAACCTGGAACAGAGGGCAGCCCTGAAGGCGCCGAAGCAGACCTTCCCGATTTCAGACAAGGAGATCAGCGCGACCAATACCCTCATCCTGAAGATCGCGATCACGAACAAAGGCTCCGATTTTGAGCTGGAAAGCGGATACGAGATCAAAGAGTTCGGTATCTTTGCAAAGAGCAATGACGGGGGCGAGGTCCTGTACTCCATCGCAACAGCAAGCACATCGGACTACATGCCGGCATACAACGGAATCATTCCTTCCGTGATCAACATGAGCTACTACCTGGAAGTGGCCAATGCGGAAAATGTGACGATCAATTCCGGAGGAGCTCTCGCCCTGCAGGAAGACCTGGAGGCCCTGGAGGAAAGAGTGACAAAGGTTGAGCAGTACCGTTCAAAGAAGTACGGAGTCAGAAGAAAGACGTCTGCATCCTCTACGGCATGGGAACGGATCGGAGACGCAGAGGGTCTCGTGGCAGGGGCTGCCATTGGCGCTGAGACTGTAAGAAATGACTTCATGGCATCCGTATACCCGTACAACAAGGCAATCCCGTGTAACCTTTCAGAGGCAGGCGATGTGACCGCCTACATGGGAGACGCGAACTTCCAGTGGGACGGAAGCAACGGGGATGTGATGGTGGAGCTGCCGATCTTCTATTCGGACAGATACTTCGAGGAGGATGAGGATGGCGTCGAGTGGGAATACAGATGGATCTCCGCCGGACCGGTTGATGGATTGCACATTCATCCGCTCTTCATCGATGGGGATGTGATCAAACAGAAGGCATACCTCCCGATCTTCAACGGATCGCTTTCAGAGGACGAAACGAAGCTGGAGAGTAAGGCAGGCGTGTATCCGCTTCATAACAAGACTAGAGCACAGCTCCGGACGCTTTGCACAGCCAAAGGAACCGGATGGAGCCTGGACGATGTATGGGGAATGCACGCCCTGGATCAGCTGTATCTGGTCATGTTCGCGAATAGCAACGCCCAGGCGGTCATCGGAAAGGGCCTCTCTGAAATGCCTTATAACAAGGCGGACGGAATGGCTCTGCAGGCCAGAGATGGCGTCAACTACATCACAGTGAAAGACACGTATGCGGCGAAGTTCAAGGTCGGCGATGGCATCGGAATCGGAACAGATGTCGGATACTCCACGGTCTGCATCGACAGAACGATCACGCAGATCGTAGCATCCACCGAAGTGGGATCCGCAAGCTGCGTTCACTTCGACGGTGAACCGGTCAATATCACGACCGACCACTGCCTGTGGACCTGCGTGCAGAAAACTGGCGCCACAATCGACATGATGGAGGCGAACGGAAGATGCGAAGGCGTGGATGGCCGGACGCACATGAGGTTCCTGTACATCGAGGACTGGTATGGAAATGGATGGCAGTTCAGAGATGGCGTCAACATCAACAAGTGGCAGCATTACTACTGCGGAAAGAGATCAAGCTACGCAGACAAGAAGTACGACGGAGACTACTATCCGGTAGCGCACAAGGCTCCGCAGGAGAATGGATACGTTAAGAAATTCGGATACGACAGAGAGCATCCGGAGATCGAGGTCGCTGAAGAAGTAGGCGCTGCATCCACGACATACTTCTGCGATTATTACTATCAGGCCGAAGGCGGAGAGGTGGTTCTCTCTGGTGGTAACGTGGGCAACGGCACGCATGTTGGGCCGTTCTCCCGCGCCTGCGACAGCTCCGCGGCGGCTTCCAACTGGAACATCGTCGGGCGCCCTCAATACAGAAAGTAACCATTTCGAGGGGGACCGGGGGATTTCCTCCCCCGCGCACCTTCCGGCGGGCAAAGGAACTGAAGATTAATATCATGTCCGCCGGAGCGCCCTCTTTGAAATGAACAGGTAACTCGTAAACTTAAATATAGGGGATGAAGATACGCGCGTCCGGTGGTTCTCTCTGGTGGTAACGTGGACAACGGCACGAATGATGGGCCGTTCTACCGCAACTGCAACAACTCCGCGGCGAATTCCAACTGGAACATCGTCGGGCGCCCACTTTGTTATTTATCTCATTTTTTGGCATTTCTCTCAATTTTTGGTATAGATCTGCCGTACCTTCATCCGCAGCCGGAAGGCTGACGCCAGGACATCCTGGTGCCTCACCCCTTGGTGAAAATGAGCCGTAAATGGCACCGGTCAGTACCAAGCTGGAAAGCCGGTGAGGCTAACAAAGAGATAAGGAATACCATGGAACCAATACATTACACGAAGCGGATCGGGTACCTTTTCGAGCGTGTGCGCGATCTGGACAACATAAAGACAGCCATCAGAAAGGCCGCAAAGAGAAAGTCGAAGCGGCGATCCGTCCAGAGGATCCTGGAGGATGTAGATGGATACGCTCTGAAAATTCAGAAAATGTTAGACGATGAGACCTTCATCCCAAGCCCTTACACAATCAGAGGCATCAACGACGGAATCGTAAGAAAGAAGCGCATTATTGCTGTGCCGAGATTTTATCCGGATCAGTGCATCCATCACGCATACATACAGGTGTTTTCAGAAGTTGTGATGCATGGAGCATACCCGCATAGCTGCGGCTGCGTTCCCGGAAAAGGAACAGACGGAGCAAAGAAGGCCATCGAGAAATGGATCCGGACGGATCCAAAAGGGACCAGTAAAGTCCTGAAGCTGGATATAAAGAAATGCTACCCAACGATGAGCCATGAGAAACTGAGGGAGAGGCTGCAGAAGAGGATCAAGGATCAGAAGTTCCTGCGGTTAAGCTACCGCCTGATCGCGAGCTTCCAGCAGCCAATGGCGACCGGAGGAGAAATGCTTCCGGAATCGATCGCTGTAGGACTCCCGGTCGGGCTTTACACCTCTCCGTGGTTCTGCAATTTCTTCTTTCAGGATCTGGATCACAAGATCGCAGAGGAAAGCGGAGTGAAGCATTATACCAGGTACGTGGACGACATGGTCCTGTTTGACAACAGCAAACGGAGGCTGCACAGCGCGCTCCGGATGATCGAGGAGGAGGCAGGAAAACTTCTCATGAAAGTGAAAGAAAACTGGCAGGTCTTTCACCTGAACATACGCCCGCTGGACTTCTTAGGGTTTAAGTTCCACAAAGGATGGACCACGATCCGGAAGTCTATCATGTTCAGGATTAGCCGGAAGGCTCGGACCATAGCCAAGAAAGATTATATTTCACTTACGAATGCTTCCGGAATGGTGAGCTACATGGGATATATTCAGAACTCCGACTCGCATGACTTCTGGGACAAGTACGTGCGCCCCTTTGTAAATATTAAGAAACTGAAAGGAGTAATCAGCCATGAAAACAGAAAGCAACATCAGGCCGTCTGTGGAGTTTGAAGTGGAAGCAATCCCAAAGACTCCGGGAAGACCGTGCACGGTAATCTTCTACGATAACATCCAGGGGCCGCTCACAAGGCCTGCAGAGGGCGAGAACGCGGAAGGCGAGGAATACTTCACCTTCGACCGTTACGAAGCCCAGGCGACCTACAGCGAGGGCCTGGAGGGCATCATTGAGGAGAACAAGGAAGCGTGGCTCGCGGCAGCTAAAAAAGCTGAAGAAGATGCAACGGCTGAAGAAGTTCGGAACACCAGGAACAAGCTTCTCGAGGAAATCGACTGGACACAGACCATCGATGCTCCGATCAGCGCGAAGAGCAGGTCGGAACTTAGAACCTACCGGCAGCAGTTGAGAGACATCACAGAGCAGGACGGGTTCCCTTACGAGGTAGAATGGCCAGTCAGACCGGAAATCGAGAAAGCAGATCCGGATCCGGCCGATGAAGCCCTGGATGTATTAATCGGACAGGAGGACAAGTAATATGAGCAGAAAAACAAAAGCCCTGGAGGCGAGACGCCTCAATATGATCTCTGCGCAGAGCATGAGTGACGACCAGGCCGCAAATATGCCCGGAATGTATCCGGAATGGAGCAAGGACAGCGTAGACTACGGAAACGCAGAAGAGGGTCAGCCGGTCATTGTCAGATACGCAGGACAGCTCTGGCGCTGTATCAGCCCGCACACATCCCAGGAAAGCTGGGCGCCTGGCAGCGCTCCATCCTTGTGGGTGGCGTGCTCCGATCCCGCAGAGGAGTGGCCAGAATGGAGGCAGCCAGGAGGAGCTCATGACGCCTATCCCATGGGCGCCAAGGTGTCGCATAACGAAAAGCACTGGATCAGCACAGTCGATGCGAACGTATGGGAGCCGGGAGTATACGGATGGGAAGAGCAAAGCTAAAAGATCATTTTTCTTGTGCGCACGGCGACTTCTCCTGCAGGAAGTACCTGAAAGAATGCGACAGGAACTGCACGGACAGCGGAAAGTGTTCGGAGTGCCGGTGGTATCACATTCCTTTATCCCAGCATCCGTGCAGCCACTGCAGGTGGAAAGGAGAAGGGGAACATGGATCTGCAATCACCAATAACCCGGGGCGAGCACGAAGAATTCCGTAGGCGCATGGAAGAGGATCATGACAGGACAAACAAGAGGCTTTCAATTCTCGAGGAGACCGTCAAGAGGATCGGGGAGCTTACGGTATCAATAGAAAAGCTCGCCACCAATATGCAGAATATGACCGACGTCCAGAAAGAGCAGGGCCAGAAGCTGGAAGCTCTGGAAGCCAGGGACGGGCAGATGTGGAGGAAGGTCGTCGGCCATCTCGTAACTTCAATAATCAGTATTATCGTGGGATATTTATTCGCACAGATAGGAATTATGTAGGAGGAAAAAATCATGAACACTGAAATTATTATGCAGTACATCACATACGCACTCATCGCGATCGGCATCCTCGCCTTCTTCGTGAGCGCGATCACACAGGTTATCAAAGAGATGCCTGGCCTGAAAAACATTCAGACCAATATCGTGGCGCTGGTTATTTCCATCATCCTGTGCCTGGTCGCAGTTCCGATCATCTGCCTGGCCATCCTTCAGATCGCGATTACCTGGTATTATTTTATCGCCGCAGTTATCGCAGCATTCCTCGTGTACCTGGTGGCCACAGGAGGCTGGGAGAAGCTCTCGGAGATCTGGAACCGTACAAAATACAGTAAGAAATAACCCAGGAGGGGATCAAACCCCTCCTGATCAGGAGGATGAGAAGCAATGACAAAGCAGGAATTTATTTCTTCAATCGCTGCACTCGTTCAGAAGTACGCACCGGGATATGGCATCAAGTGCCACAGCGCGATCATTGCCCAGGCGATTAATGAGAGCGGCTGGGGAGAATCGGAGCTCGCTGCAAAATACCATAATTACTTCGGAATGAAGTGCGGAACCAAGTGGACAGGCCCTTCCGTAAACATGACAACGAAGGAAGAGTATGAGGCCGGCACCATTACAACGATCAAGGACAATTTCCGGGTTTATGACAGCATGGATGCGGGCGTCAAAGGTTACTTTGAGTTTATCCAGCTCGACCGTTACCAGAACTTAAAGGGGATCACGGATCCGCAGCAGTACCTGGAGACGATCAAGGCAGATGGATATGCAACAAGCTCCACATACGTGGAGAACAACATGGACCTGGTAAGGCAGTACAATCTTACCCAGTATGATGGAGAAGGAGGAAATACGATGGGAGCAACAGCGCGGGACGTACTGAACGTCATGAGATCATGGATCGGATACAGCGAGGCAAACGGAAAGCATAAACAGATCATTGATCTGTACAACAGCCACAAGCCGCTGGCCAGAGGGTATGCAGTCAAGTACACAGACGAATGGTGCGACACCACCGTCTCTGCCGCTGCAATCAAAGCCGGAGCAGTTGACCTGATCGGAACCGAGTGCGGATGCGAAAAGCACGTTGAAATCTTCAAGGCAAAAGGGATCTGGATCGAAGACGGCACCATCACTCCGAAGCCTGGAGACGTTATCGTGTATAACTGGGATGACTCCACACAGCCGAACGACGGATACAGCGATCACATCGGATACGTCGAGAACGTGTCCGGAGGTACGATCACGCTGATCGAAGGAAACAAGGGAGAGGCAGTCGCAAGACGCCAGATCCCGGTGGGATGGGGGTACATCAGAGGATATGCGCGGCCGAAGTACGCATCTGGTGGCAGCTCCGCTCCTTCCACCCCGACACCTCCGAAGAGCGTGGACGAGATCGCCCAGGATGTGATCAGGGGAGTATACGGAAACGATCCGGAGAGATCCAAGGCCCTGGCAGCCATGGGCTACGATCCGAACGAGGTCCAGAAGCGCGTGAACGCGATCCTGAAGCAGAACAATGCGAAGCCTTCAAAGAGCATCGCAGAGGTGGCCAAGGACGTCATAGCGGGCAAATATGGAAACGATCCGGAGAGAAGAAAGAAGCTGGCAGCGGAGGGATACGATCCGTCTGCAGTCCAGGCGGAAGTCAACCGGCAGCTCAAGGGCAGCGGATCCACACCTACATACTACAAGGTTCAGCCGGGAGATACCCTGTCGGAGCTTGCGGAAAAATACAGAACAACCGTGAAGCAGCTCCAGTCATGGAACGGGATCGCGAATGCAAACCTGATCTATGTAGGACAGAAGATAAGAGTCAAATAAAAAAAAGACAAGCCAGGGGCTACGGCTCCTGGCTTTTTGAATCCGGGAAAAGAAAGATGTCCCACACGAGCTGCGGATCCAGTGAGTACCGGATCGCGATCAGCCGGATGTGCTTCACATTAAACTGCTGCCTTCCGTTCCAGATGGTGGAAAAGTTGGGCGCAGACATTCCGAGATAGGCAGCCAGATCCTTATTCTGATCTCCATGCCTATCCATGTATTTCTTCAGAAGTTCTTTATTAAACATTTCAGTCACCTCTTTACAAAGTGTGCCGTGGGCGGTTCGATTGAGCTGTGCGGGGAACCGGCTGAAAACCCAGGGGATATTCTATTCAATCATAGGCATTCACATGTCTCCTTTCCGGCCAGTGGCCAGGTGCAAAGTTTACGAGGACGTCCGGACGGAGCCAGACCTTCAGGTTTTCACATTAAAAACCAGGAAAACTTGTCAAACAACATCCACGGCACCCGTCGCACTTCTTCCTGCCGGACTTCGGACCGGCCATCGGTGGTTTAATACCGGGGCAGGAGCCCCGATAGATCTATGTATGCGTTCTCTTCAGAGGGAGACCATGCATCCTTCTCCAGTTGTTTGTGGATCCGGAAAGTACGTTTGCAGGACGATGTTCGCCGCTGATCAGCAGCTTGATGACTTCCCTTGCCCCGGCCTCCGCGTTGTAATCGTAGAAGAACGCCTGGCCCATATAGACCTTTCCGTCGCTTCCGAATACGAAGAACCGGAACCCCCAGTCCTTGTTCACCCATTTTACGAGATACTCATAATTCTTATAGATTTTAGTTGTCACGCTGAACCCTCCCTTCTTTTCGTGTGTGTATGTTAGCTCTGACCGGGCGACTATTCAAGTTATTTATAACCGTAATGTGCACAAAGATGCGGACCCGGTTTTGGTGGTTTCTTATTCTTTTTTATAACTGACCTTATCCAGATCCAGGAGATCTTCCATGCTGCAGCCGAGCGCCTGGGCCAGCCGGAAGACGATGTCGACCCGGCAGCGGTTGATGTCCCTGCGGAGCTGCTCCAGGTTCCCGATGGATTTCACCGGCACTCCGGACCGGTCAGAGAGCTCCTGCTGCGAGATGCCGGCGCGGATCCGCGCGAGCTTTAGCTTGCTGTAATGGATCGTATGCTTCACTTTTGACATTGAACAGCACATCCTTTCATGTTAAACTGGGAAAAAGGTGGGTGGATTTTTCACACCTAAAGAACACATTCGTCAAAATCATTGGATTTGGGGCGGAGAAAATCCTCTATATCTCCTGTAAACCGACCAGTCTTGCCCGGGATCTGGAGCTTTTGAAAGGTAGAGGGTATGTGCCGGAGCGGGCCGGATGCGTCGATTTGTTCCCTGGTACCGTACATGTCGAGACGGTAGTACTGCTTTCCCACAAAAAGCCAGACGGACATATCAACGTAAAAGTTGAGTTTGGCGAGGGTGAGGGAAAAGTTCCGCTTGATAATATCGCTAAAAGAGCCGAAGAATATAAGCCCAAAGAACGAGTGACCTACAAAATGATAAAGGAGTACATAGAAGCTAAATATGGCTTCAAGGTACATACCGCATATATCGCAGAGGTAAAGAGAGATTTAGGCTTGCCGATGTACGATGCTCCTAATGCGGTAGAAGAATTGAAACAGCCGAGGAAGCATCCGACAGCGGAGAAAGTGGAAGCGATAAAGGATGCGTTGAAGCATTTTGAAGTGATTTAATGAGGATAGGCGTATCATTAGAAATAGTGG